AAACCGACAATTTGAAATAATTACAAAAATAATGTTTCACGATGGTTTACACTATATAAACCGACACAAAATGTAATAATTTCAGAAGAAACACCCCCACACCCCCTTTATAGCTATAAATCAGCGCGGTAGTCACCTCATCTAAAAATTTTTTCTTCCGATTTTTCAGCCTTTTTGTAAAGTTTAATTACTTTCCACCATAAAGGATAATTATGCATATTCATTCATCCGTTATTTATTAACATTTGATAGCATAAACTCTTACTTAGCAGACCAAACCATAAATGTATACCTATCCTTCATTTAATGTATACCTAAAATGTATATTTATACCCTTTATTTACTAGGGTTTTACCGGATATTCAGGATATTATCTGTATCTTTGTATTGTCGATATTTTATAGACGACATGTTGTAAGGACGACCTGACACGTGTTATCCTTCAGAAAGCCCCTGTTTATCGGGGGTTATCCTACACAATAACGGAAAATTAATATTATTATTGTACATAAATGGAAAATGGTATTGCTATAGACACATTGCACGCTCAGTTGCTAGACCTTTTGAGGAATGACGAGTACGGCTTCGAAGCGCTCCGTTGCCAGGACTGGGGTAAGGCAAACTCTGATAAGTACAACAAGCTGAAGTCTACTTTCATCAGGTCAATGAGACGTCTGGCGAAGAAGGCTCCGGTGAAGTACTACAACGGTGCTTACTACATGTTCAACGGCAAGATATACGAAGCTGTTCCGAAGATAGTTTTGGAACAGGCTTACCAGCTTCTGCTCCTCGACCTGGCCATGGCTCCGATGCTCGGCATCAGTACGGTGATGAACAAGTCATTCATGGAGGTGATAGAGTGCTACAACATACTGAGACCTACCTTCGACATCGTTGCATTCGCCAACGGAGTTGTTGACTTCGGAAGCGGGCTGAAGTATCCGAACGTGATGCCTTTCTCTCCCGAGTACCATGTCACATACTACCACCCATATGACTACAATCCGAAGGCGAAGTGTGACAGGTGGATGAACTTCATCAAGGAGGTCCTTCCGGACAGGACGTCAAGGATGATCCTCCAGATGTTCCTCGGCCTCGGTCTCATACAGAGAGGTACTGCATACAATCCGTACGAGGGGAAGGAATCATCGAAGATTGAGCTCTGTCTTCTCCTTGTAGGTACTGGAGCCAACGGAAAGAGCGTCATCTTCGACGTTGCCTGCAACATATTCGGAAAGGACAGGATAAGCAAGATGGACTACGCCGACCTCACTGCCGACGGTGACGAGGGAATGAGGGGAAGGTATCCCATCAGGAACGCCATCTTCAACTGGTCTTCCGATTCCGACCCGAAGAAATTCGGAAGGAAGAACACCGGTATGTTCAAGAGACTCGTGAGCGGTGAGCCCGTCCCGATGAGAAAGCTCGGCAGGGATATCCTGGAGGGGAACTCAATCCCCTACCTCATCTTCAACCTCAATGAGCTTCCGTTCCCTGATGATGCTTCGCTCGGATTCATCAGGCGCTTGCAGTACGTGAGCTTCGATGTCACCATCCCTAAGGAGAGGCAGGACCCGGAACTTGCTAGCAAGATCATCCGTGAGGAGCTGAGCGGAGTGTTCAACTGGATATTCCGTGGAGCGATGGAGCTGAGGAGCAGGAAGTACAGGTTCCCGGCAGCTGAGGGAAGCAGGAGACAGCTGCTCATCTCTCTTCTCGGAAGCAATCCTATCTATGCCTGGATAAGGGCGTATGATATGAGATGCAGCCAAGAGGCGAGGGGCGAGATTTCGGAGTGCATGCTTGCCAAGGAGATGTACGAGAGGTTCGTCGAGTTCTGCAAGGCCAACGATGTCGAGGAGAAGGATATCCCTACGATTCAGAAGTTCGGGCGTGATATGAGCGACAAGTACGGCTTCTTCAAGAAGAGGTCACAGGGCGGAATGACCTATCAGGTGTACGGCGCGCAGATGATTGACCTGAAGCAGGAGCTTCTCATCAATGATGTGAAGAATAAATTGCGTGGTGAGGAGGACATCAAGCAGCCTGAGAGCTTCATTCAGCCTGATGATTAACGGTTATAAAACAGATTTCTATGATAGACAAGGAATATATCAAGGAGATTATATCCCGTATCACGAAGAAGAAGGCTGATGGGAATATTGTTCCGGCCACCGCTTCGATGCAGGAGATTATGATTGCTGTCCGCGATGATGCCCTGGAGTGCATGAGGACCATGTGTAACGAGAGGGAGATTGCGGTGAACAGAACGTTGAACAGTGTTTCATTCAAGTGCCTATGAGAAGACATCACAATCCTAATAAAGTGCCGCCGTTCAAGCCAGCCCCTGAGCATTGGACCAGGAAGGTTCATTCATGGAAGGCAAAGGTTGCTTATGAGACAGAGGATGATGCTTGGGAGTTTCTGAATCAGATTCCGAGGTTGAAGGCACTTGGTTGGCATCCTTACTTATGCAAGGTTTGCTCAAAGTGGCATATTGGTAGATTACATAATAAATAGTTGAGATATGGAAATTAGAGTTAGCGTTTTAGGAAAGGTCGCATACAAAGAAAGAGAAAGTAGGGAGGATGCAGAAAAAGCCGAACTATATCCATTTGGAGAAGGAGTGTATGCGGTAATGGATGGAGAAAATTTCGTTGAGTTAAGAGTCGTATCTGGCAAAAAACACAGCGATGAAAAAGGTGATTATTACGCATGCGTAGATAATTACTGGGTGCATGGGAAAATCTCAAACTCTGCAACTATCATAGAGCATGAAGAAAGGTTGAAGGATTATATCGACAAGTGTTTCGGCCGTCTTGAAGCTATTGTTAAAAAAAACAACGATTGTATCAGTAGTGTAAGTGAAGAACTTGATGGCTTTATAAGTAATTCTCAGGATGATTTTTGCTCTATTGAGAAATCTCTTGAAAGAATAGAGAAAGATGGTGTTGGTAGTGGAAAAGGTATCAGCGAGAAGACATTATTGTCTGCTATCGAGATTGTATCAAAACAGAAATAGTTGAGAATATGAAGAAGAAAGGATATTACGAATACGAAAACGGAATCTACCCTTTGAAGCTTTGGGTACACATCGGTAAAGACTTGAAAGAGCTGATAGATTCATGTTTTGACAAGTGCAATGCTCCCGATATTGATTACGGCGGCGTTACGTATTCCGATGCTGTCAGGAAGAGCGACAGAAGACGTGGCGTTCTTGTCTCGTTTCCGTGTCAGAAGGTTATGTCGATGAACTATTGCTGCCATGAAGCTTCTCACGTCTGCGATGCCATCGAGGAATATACTGACTTGGAACACGGCGGCGAGCCTTCTGCCTACCTGATGGGTTGGATTGCGTCTTGCATCAACAATGCTCGTTTGGGTATTGGCGATTTCGTTGAACTAAAAGATGAGGAGGAATAGCTTATGAAAACGATTATAGTAATTGAACTTCCTTTGGGAATGGGCATTGATAGAGAAATCACAGAGCCTTATGGCTATGATTTATTCTACGGAGACGAAAATATCGAAGCTCAGTGGGAGAAGCTAGAGAAACTTCGGGAAACTGGTGGCGTTATTGTTGTTCAACCAAGCCATACTAGTGCGGTTCGCGAGATCCTTGATCCTTATATTGGTGAGGATGGATTTATCAAGGAATGTGGTTTACGAAAGGTTCACACAGAAGAACATGGTGATTTCTGTATTATCCTTTATCACAACCCGTCAGAGGTTATGGATCTTAGAGCATTTTATTTGAATAGTAAAAAGAAATAGCTTATGATTAAGAAAGAAGATATTAAGGTTGGGTTGGAGTTTTTACTTCCGTGCGAGAATATAGAACGCACCAGAGGAGGATTTTTCTATTATGTCAATACAAGGAAAGGATGCTGCATGTCACTGATTGAACCTACAGATGTTTTTTGTGTAAAGTCTGTTAAAAATGACTGTGTTTATTGTAGCGTTCGCGACATTACTAATGTACGCGTAGATTTAGATATTTTGCAGAAGAATGGTTTATATCCCGAATATGCAGAAAAGCTGATGGATGAATGGAAGGATTGTATCATCGGCGATAATCTTGATTGGAGCAAGTTGCCGCTTAAGGGGAAACAAGACGAAAGAACCGATGCTGACCGTTTCAAGGATATCACCGACAAGATGAGCGATACCTACAAGCGCAAGAATCACGATTATGGGAATGCTTTTTCCGAAATGTATGATGAGCTTGGTATCAACTACGGCTACGGAAAGATACGAGAGAAGGTGAATCGCATCAAGACGCTGAAGTACAATGAGGCGCAAGTTGCTAATGAACCATTGGAAGATGCTCTTCTTGACTGCGCTAACTATTGTATCTTGACATTGATGGAATATCAAAAACGTAAGGAACATGGAACAGACTGATTACACTTGCAAGGATTGCTTCTTCTTCAAGAATGGAGCTTGTAACCACCCTAATGAGATTAGGTTTACTTCTGAGGAGAATCCTTCTTGCACAGATTTCGAGTATAAGGAAATAAAAGTTGAACTTTAAAATATTGTTATCATGGCATTACCATTTGGAAAGACTATCAAGACAAGACACTTCACAGTGCTGAAGTTCAGCAAGAGCTTGTCTAAGAAAGAAGTTGCTTCACTCAGAGAGGATATTCCTGCTGATATCAAGAAGCATTTACAGAGAGGCTCTCTGCCTTTCATCAAGATTGCGGACATTGCCGGTACATGGGGTATTGAATACTCTATCGGTACATCAATGTACGCTGCGCTCGATGAATGTGTTCCTGTGGCTGTAGGAGACCATTATGAGTTCTCCAAGGATAATGGAAACATCATCGAGGCATTTGCCCAGCTTATGTATGCGGATACATCGTTGCCTGGCGATGCAGAATACACGGCAGGCAAGTTGAAGCTTCGTGACGAGTACCTTGCTCGTGAGGCTGCGAGACTGAACGCTGCTGCCGACGAGGGTAAGACAGAAGAGCAGCTTCGCAAGGAGAGCGATGAGGCTGTACAGGAAGTCATCGACCGCGATAAGCACGCCGAGACTCTTCTTGATATGGCAGAACAGATTAAGAAGGAAGGAGGCAAGGATGAGTGATAAATTGCTTGAGGTCGTTCAAGACCACACTTCCCTGGTACTTGCGCTCCAATTCATTTTGGTGGCCGCAGAGACGAAGAAACTGCCACCATACGGCGTTCTTCCTACGTTTAATGAATCTTATCTTGATGATAGGGTCCAGGCGATACTCGAAAAGGTTACCGGAGAGAAGTATTCCTGATTGAATTTATATTTTTCTTCTACTTTATATATATAAAAGTTGAGGGGCAGCATCTGTGAAGACGCTGCCCCTCTTAGTTAACCAAAATAATTTGAATTATGCTCAGCAGAAAGAATCTGTGAACATTAATTGTTTGCAAAGGTACTTGGTTTTGCTGAAATTCTAGTAAAACAAAGTTACTTTAACACGAATTTAACTATTTCTTCTTCTTTTGGAAAGTCGCCTGACCATTTTTAAAGATAATGCAGTCTTCGCAGCATCGTGGCATCGACAGAGGTATGTAATAATGGACCACATTGTTTTCCGTATCAATCTCGTCCTGCTTAATCTTGTTATAGTCGGCGATGGATGCAACTATCTTGAGCCACTCAGGTGATCCATACTTGGCTTTTCGCTGAGCCAATACCAGGTCTTTGAGAATTTGCTCCTTGGAGGTAGCTTTCGCTAACTCTTCAGGAGAAAGCTCTTCAGCGTCCTCGTTATTCGCTTTCTTACCCTGCACCTCAGCAATTCTCTTCTGAACAGACTCCTGGGCTTCGAGCTTGTTCATCTCTCCTTCAAGGAAAGATTTCTCCCAGTTGAGACCTTCTCCCTGAAAGGCGATAGCCCAACAGTCCCTCGTTGGCATACCTGAGCCACGGAGGCTGGCATAGATGTAATAGCGAGGGTCTTTCATCTTAAGAGCCTTCGCCTTCTTGTACGTATCGACGGATAACGTGTATCCTTTTGTTTCTTCAATCATAATCTTATTTCTTTTTATTATCCTTGAATGCAAATACTGTGTAGCAACAACACGAAACATGAAATGGAGGATATGGATCTTTGAAAGAATGGATGCCGGCATCGGCTTCGCTTTGACAGATATCACAAGGATAGCTGCTTCCTCTCTTGACATAGAATCCGATAGCCTTGTTCTCCTGCCCATACTCCTGCTCTGCCTGTCCCCACGCCAAAGCAATCACCTGAGAAGCGTTTCTTACGATGTTCTGATAGGCGTTCTTGTAGTAGCCTTTTCCGTAAGAAGGAACATCGATGTTGATATCCTTTCTCTTCGCTTTGGTGATGACTGATGTGTGATATGGGTCTTTATAGCCTGTGCGGATGGAAGACAGGAGCTGCTGGTCTGAATATCCCATCAAGGTTCCTGCCTTGATCATCCTTACAATATCTTCTGCAAAGTTTCCGAGATAGACAGCGTTTCTTTCGGATGTTGTCTTTCCGTAGATGTCGCTGACGAGAAACGATTCTATGTTCTCGTTGTCAATCCCGAGAATCTTGCATGAAGCCTTGGAGTAAGCAGAGATATAGGTATTGATGCTCTCCTCGGCCTCAGCAGTAATATTCTTGGCGTAAGAGAGCAAGGCTGACTCGTTTGTGAGCCTGCCCGCACCTCTGTATCGCTTACTTGCGGCAATTATTTTCTGTGTCGATTTCCAGAGAATATCTGCAACATGGTCCTCGCAGTTTCGGATTGCCTGCAAGCGCTTTCTGCTATAATCGACAGAACGTTTTAACTCATCCATAGGCTATTAATGGGTTTGGTTGTAGTGCTGCCAGTTGTTCTCATTCGGGGCGTTCCGATTCTCGTCCCATTTGGTTCCTGACTTATTTGGGCGTCCAGCTCCGCGACCCGTACGTACGTTTCCACTACCTCCATTCTGAATATTCTCCGTTGCCTTCTGCTCCTCGATAGCATTCTGGGTTTCGTTATCCGCACGTTGCATATCCATAAGGAGGTCCTGCTGGTCTTCTTCCTTTTTCTCTCGCATGATACGCTCATATTCAGCGGTCTTAGGGAAGTCAGGGCAGCGTTCTGAAGCCGTCTGCTTAGAGAGGAATCCGTTCTGAACCGCAGTGGCAATATTTGTAATTTGTTCAGTTTTATTACTATGTACATACGGACTTATCCACGCATTGATTGGAAGCCCGGACATTGTTGCGACGCAGTTTTCATCAGTACCGATGCCGAACTGACAGATGCGGAGAATCTTATCCAGGAATGGCTGCAACTCCTGCGCATCGTTCATTGCAACCTCCAGTGCAGGAGAATAGAGAAGCTTGATGGCTACACCTGGGAGGTCACCAGACTTCAGCTCAGGTGGCTTCACGGTGAATGACAGCTCATAGATGAGGTCGTACGACTTGTTGAGCTGTGTAGCGAAGGCATCAGAGGCATCCGTTCCATTCAAGAATTCAGCCTTGCCGTTAGTGTCCGTAATCATGATTGTCTTCGCAGAGCCGGTCATATCGTCGCCGGTTATAGAAATATCCTCACCATCGCCAGTGAGCGTAAGGATTGGGAAAGCGTACGCCTTATTATTCTCGCAGAGATATGAGAATGCCTCCTCGTAGTCCTCGATGTTCTTCTGGACCATAAACCAACAAGGTCCGTTGTCGTTACGCGCGTAGGCTACCGGTACGAATTGGAAGCCGTGGTCTTTCTCTTCAATGAGGGTGTAGTCATCAATTCCGAAAATCCTTGCAATCTTCGTCATTACCTCTTTCACCTTTCCAGACTTGACAGCCTTCTTGAAGCGGTAGAACTTCCGGTTATCCCAAGCCTCGACATATTCGGTCTTCTCGTTGCCCTCATCGTCGTAGTCGTAGTACTTCCTGGCAAAGCACAAAAGGTCGCCAGTGAGTGAATCGACGTGAGGGTACAGGATATCTCCTCGATCATAAGAGAGTGTTCGTGTGCAGAATTTCTTCTTTTCATCGAAGAAACCAACGATTGCACATTCTGCAACCTTCAGATATGCACTTACGGCTTCAAAGAAGCGAATCTCCATATCGTGCATAAGCCAACCCTTCTTGAATACATCGAGGGTCTTCTGATTCTCCTCTACCTTCTTCTCGTTCTCGTAGTCATCACCATCAGCAAGCTCGAACTGAACATCGTTCCCAGTCAAGTGCAGCAGATGCTTCGTGTGGATGAGTTGCTGGAACGCAAAGGCTGTACGCTGAATCTTCTGGCAGTACCACCTGTTATTCTCAGGGTTCAGCTTCCAGATGTCCGGGTATTCCTTCTCGTCCATTATTCTGTGTGCAGATGGATAGTACTCACGCAAGAAGTCTGCCTGCGTCTTGATGCGGCGATACATGGTGTCGTCTGGCATCGTTCCGTCGTAATAGTCAGGAACAACGTCGCTTACAGCCGAGTGCTTCATGTACCCCGCAGGAGTAAGCTCGTAGAATGGCTTCCTTACGAGCAGCTCCCTTACATTATTTACCTTGATAGCATCCATAATCCTTTTACCTTTTTATTTTTCTTTTTTGTTAAACTGAATATCATTACGTAGAACCAAGATTCAAAGAAGTCAGGCGAGTGTCCGACATATTTCTTGGCAATCTTCTTAGGTAATAGCTTGAATCCCCTATCATCACTATTCTCGTCACGTCTGAGCATCTTACGCTCCTTCTGAAGAATCTGTCTGAGAGGAACCTTGTCAAATCCGTTTCCTGAATACTTTCTTTCAAGCAGAGCCGAGTCGATGGAAATCTGCTTCTCTTTTATCATCTTATAGAACAACCATGCGCACTGAGACTTCAAATCCTTATAGAGGTATTTGATTCCTTCTTCTTCCTGATGATTCCTAGCGATAGGTGCTGCCTGGTTGTTGAATGGGACGGCATCCTTGAAGAATCCCTTGAAGTACTGACCGATTCCCTGCATATCGTAAGTGAAGTTACATTCCTCGACACCCCACTCTCTCAGCTTGGCCTCAACTACAGAAACGAGTGTCTTAGGGTCCAGCCTCAAAACAACCAAGTCTTTACAATGCCATCCTTCCCAAAGCCACATTACGAAGTTATCGCCTCCGGTGAATGCGATATCGGCAGAAGCTCTGCGTTTTCCATCTCCTATCTGTTCTGCATTGTCGTAGATTTCATCAAGGTCTTCCATCTTGATCATGTCATCGCCGGCAGCTTTCCAGTTCCAGTTGGCCTCCAGGTCTCGCATACGCTGTTCCTCGTCCTGTTGGGCAAGGTTGGCGAGATATGAGGCATCGGTAGAGATAAGCTTAATGTTCTCTGATACGTCAGCGCGAACGAATGTTGCCGACTTGATGAACATTTCGAGCTTTGTATAACCAAGTTCCTCATAGCTGTCCTTCCAAAGGCTATCAATAATGCCCTTGCACTGCTCGTACACCTCTTCTCTCGTGTTACCCCAGTAGATTGAGTCAGGTGTATCTCCGTCCATGAAACAGTATCGTATAACTCCGTCCCGTTCCGGTATGATGTAGCCGTTCTCGTCAACCCACCAGTCAATGAACTTTCTCACCCAAGATTCCGGGTCTGGGTTACAGGTAATCCAGAAGCGGTTTCGGATATGCGCTGCATTTCGGTTGTTGGTCAAGAGGTACTTGAACTTCTTGTATGGGCACTGAGTACCCTCATCGATGCAAACGTAGGCATACTGGCGACCCTGGAATCGTGTCTTGAAGTCCTGATAGGCTCCAGCATAGTACGAGAATTTGAGCCATCCTCCGTTATCGAAGTTCCAGGTCATATCATTTTGTGACTTATTGTAAGTTCCAAATTGGGAGAACAATTTATAAGAGTCTGTCACTAAGGACTGTAAGTCGTCTTTTTCGTTACGAAGAATTGTTGCATGAAAATCTGGATTTTTAATATCCTTCAGAACTTCCATTAGGGAAGAGAACGATTTTGAGCCGCCTCGCGAACCGCCAACTATCTTAATATCAGCGTCTACAGACAGCATGCGTTCCTGACCGCCACGCTGAGCTATAATCTTCAGCTTGTCGGGATGCTTCTTGTCGGCGTCTCTTAATGATTGGATATACTCTTGAGTGTAAATAGGCTCTCCGTTATCCAATTTTAATCCTGAAAACACATCTTTCTGCATAAATATACATTTAATACTGCAAAAATATACAATTTTTCTTTGATAATTGCATATTTATTCATATATTTGCAAAATAAAAGGTATATTTATACGTTTTCGAGGTGGAGGGACCACTTTCGGGATAACATTTTTAATCAAAAAACAACATGACAAGAGAGGAACTCTTAGCATTAGTGAACAAGGAGGTTGATACCACCAAGTTCAAAGAACTTAGCCAAAAGACCATCGATGAGGAACTTGATGATGTTTTGGAAGATTTCGGTGATGACGAGGAAGCAAATTCCAAGTTGGTTACCAAGTTAGCAAACCGTCTGAAGCGTATCAACGGCAACTTGCACAAGAATATCTCTGACGAGGTAAAGAAGAGCAAGGAGGAAGCTGAACGCAAGAAGAAGGAAGAGGAAGAGGAGCGTAAGCGCAAGGAGGCTAAAAAGGGTGACGATCCTGACGACAAATACTCCAAGCTGCTTGAGAAACTTGAAGCTCTCGAAAAGGCTAACGCAGAAAGAGACAAGAAGGCTGCAAGGAAGGCAACCATCGAGTCTGTAAAGGCAGGTTTGAAGGATAAGTTCGACAAGGCAAACCTTGAAATGAAGAACTACTTCCTCAATGCTGCAATCGCAAAGCTGGAGATTCCGGACGAAGATGTCGACATCGACGACCTGGTTTCTAAGGCTGAGAAAATCTACACCGCAGAGTACAAGGAGGCTACCGGAGAAAACGGTATTCCTGCAAAAGGCAGTCGCACGTCTAGCGGAGGCACGTCCACAGATGATGACAAGTTTATGGAAGAAGTGGCCGAGCGTCGAAAGAAGAGATTCGGCGGTGGAGACAAGAAGTAATTTCAGGATAACAATTTTAAAAAGGTAAAAAGATTATGGACAACACTTCTATTTCCTACATGGAACAGATGGGTACTCGTGGTATGCTTAACCACGGCGCAACCATCGTTCAGACAGAAGGTAAGGTCGGCGGAACCCGATACGTGTTTGCCGGTCTTGAGGCACTTATCAAGAATGCCTTCGTTCACCCACCTATTGGTGGTAAGCTCGTCAACCCATTCAAGGGTCAGGCTAAGATTTATGCCGGCGACTTGATTGAGCACGACCTCGGCTTTACAGCTGGCAACGAGGGTCCTGGTGCTACCATCAAGATTCTGAAAGCTTACGGCGTGGCAAAGGCCACTGCTGCGGCTACAGACACAGACATTTATATCGTTCGTAATGGTTTCGTCCACATCCCGTTCCCTGGCGACACCATCATGATCGGCCAGAAGGACTTCAAGACCAAGGCAAAGGGCGTGACTGTTTCAGCAGTTGAGGCTACTACCGATGACGCCGCAGGTGACGTTTGGAAGGTTACTCTTTCTGCTGCCCTCGGCGCATTGAAGGTAGGTGACGTATTGGTTGAGGCTGCTAGTGCCGGTGATTCCGTATTGCCGATGGTGACTAACCCTAACTGCTTCGCTCCGAGCGACAACGATTTCCCTTATTTCGATGCCGGCGGCGACAAGTATCACAAGCCTCGTACAAACGTCAACTTCTGTATGTTGAATCCAGACTGCGTTATGTGGCTTGACCGCATGGGTCCTGTTCCTCCTGCTGTTAAGGCGATGAACAAGTCACTCTACCCAGAGTTCTGGCACATTTAACCTATTGTATAACGTAAAAAGATTGATTCAGGATTATGGCAAAAATTGATATTGGTGTCGAGCAGCTTGCGAAGTTCTTCACTGGTAAGGGTAACAACACTTACCTTCAGAAGTTCGTCAATCGTGACGGCGTACTTCGCTGTAACAACGGCTGGTATCTGACACAGGGTGACATTGATCCAGATCTCACCCCTACATCTAACAATGGTGATGCAACCTTCAAGGTTCGCACACGTACATTGAACCCTGCAACCTTGATGAACCTCCGTGCTCCTCTCGGCGAGGGCTATCAGAACGACCATGAGGGTATTGAGTGGTACACCGCTTCAATTCCAGACTTCGCAGCTGACGGCTTCCGTGAGACTGCGACAGAGCGTTACCACAAGATGAAGCTTCTCCAGGATGAGTTCGGCAACGACGCTGACCTGGTTGATGCTTACCTCGACAAGGTACAGGTATTGTACGACTCACTCGACATGACTATGACCTACATGTCAGCCCAGTTGAGCTCGACAGGTTTCATCGACTACGACAAGATTGGTCGTGGTATCCAGGAGCCTCTGTATGACGCAAAAGTTCCAAAGAAGAACTTCAAAAAGGCGGGTACGCTTGCCTGGAACGATCCAAACTGCGACTTGCTTGAGCAGATGCGCAAGTTTGAGGAGGATTGGCGCAAGGAGAACATCGAGTACCGCAGTGTACCTCTCGTATGGCAGATGACCAAGAACGACTACAATAACGTGTTCTTGAAGAACAAGCAGATTGCTGAGTTGTACAAGAGCTGGGCGAACGCTAACTTTGTGGCAGTTTTGCAGAACTACGGTCCAAACAACGCAATGTTCTTGAAGTCTGTTGTTGACCTCAACGGTCTTTCTCCTATCGAGATTGTCGATGAGGTTGAGCACAACAAGCGCTTCGATGGCACAGTTACAGAGATTCGTGGTTGGGCAGACGGAACAGTCGTTCTTCGCCCTGCTGGCAAGCCTTTGCGTTTCATGCGTAAGGAGATCCTTGACAAGCGTATCTTTGACACCCTTGGCAACAAGCTCATTGATGTGGCTTGGGCGCAGACCAACAACAAGCTTGGCTTGCTGCGTAACATGATTACCGCGAACGGTCTCTACCAGGAGTTCAAAACAGACTTGTTCCTCGCTTCTGTTCCTGCCATGCTCGATTCTCCTTACCGTTGGATTATCGACATTACCAAGAAGGGTTAATTCTTTAACGTAACAAGATTGTATGACTATGGATTCGGAGATGAACATTTACACTGTGAACGACTACCTTATTAATAAGGTGAAGTTCGAGATGCCGATGAAGGCTCTGTTGGGCATCATGCACGACAGGGAGCTTGAAAATGGCATCGACCTCGAAGCCTGCGACAAGGACAAGGTGAGACTTGCCTATGCCGACATGCTGAAATGGTTTGTTCTTGGTCCGAGCAAGGTGAACAACACCTCCGATTCCGATAACGGATGGACTCATTCGGGAGGTGGCTATGATATGTCGGACAACGACAGGAGCGAGATGAAGGCAGAGGCTAACGCTATCTATGCAGAGCTGGAGCCTGATTCGATGCTCAAGAAGAAGTCCACCTTCCGGGTGACCTCCCACGGAGTAAAGAGGGCGAATTATTCTCCTTGGGGAGAACCTCTCCCTCACATCATCAAATAAGGCGTATGGAAAAGGAAAACATCAGAAACCCAAGATATCCTCACATCATCAAGATCGTGAGGAAGGTCGTCGGAAAAGCCGACCCTGATGACCCATTTGCCGATGATGATGCTCCAGTTGGTGAGGACAAGGAAATCATTCTCTATTATGGCGAAGGCCGCAGCTACACCGATACCACTACAGAGGGAGACAAGAATGTCGACCAGAACAAGAGGAAGGCATCGATTCCGGTCAGATATGACGAATGGGATGCTGACAGATGTCCTCTTGACGGCGACACCATCTACTCCACTGTCGGCAACAACACCGAGGTAGGTATGGTTAAGGACTGCGAATCGGATAATAACAGGACTGTTGTGTATTGGAGTTTGACAAGGGTTTAGATTATGACAAGTTTATCAGGTCAGTTTTTACAGGTCGAGAAGAAAATCCGTCAGATGGCTGTAGCAAAGATGCAGCAGAAGATGGATCATGCGGCTGAAATGACAATGAAGGCTGCTGACAAGTCTCGAAACTATGATGACGTAACCGGTAACTTGTACAAGTCAACAGCCATCGGTACATATTACAACGGCTCATTGCAGTCGATTCATTATGCTCCAGGCCCAGAGCCAACCCGAGTAACCCTTGCTGCCGGAGAGAGATACAACCTCGATAAGTATTATCGCAGCTCATTCTCCTTCAAAGACAGCGGAAGGAGACCTTACAAGGGTGAATACGGAGAAGGTGGTGAATATGGTCCAAACGCGGCATGGGATGAACTTGTTTCCAGGGAGCACAACAAAGGAAAGTACGATGCCACATGGCAGATGCTTCTAGTTGCCGGCGTAGATTACGCTAAGTTTGTCGAGGTAAAGAGAGGTCACGATGTGATTACCTCTCTTAGAGAATATTTGGTTAGATACTTTAGATCGATGTAAGATATGGTTAGTATTAAGACTCTATATTTCGATGTCGGTAATGCAATGAAGGGGATTTGTGACAAGCTCTACTCCCGTAGCCGACCAAAAGCAGTTGATACGAAAATCAACAGCTACATCGTGGTATACTTCCCATCTAGTATCTACAATAACGAGATGAACTCAAGTGGAGTTTACAATGATTTCACCACTATAGCTCAAATCGAATTGTATGTGCGCGATAAGAATTCGGCAAGCAACCCGCACACACTTGATGTATCTAGCGTTGACGAGAAAGCCCAGGAGATTATGGACAGATTTCCAATCTCCACAAAAAATCTCATTGTTTCCAATCCTCGTATAACACTACAGACAGACGATGGCGCAGGTTTTTCCGTGACAATCATACAGGGAAGGTTACGCACGAAATAAGTATTCAGGTATAACAATTTAAAATATTTTAGATTATGGCTATGACAACTATTGACAAGATGAAGGACATTTTCAATGGTCCTAAAACTCTGCTCTACTCAAAGGCTATTACCGATTTGAGCAAGGCTACAGTTGACATCACCCCAGAGGTTGAGCTTCCGGTTACCGTTGACTCGCTGAAGGCGACTATGGATGACCCAACCATCAACCACTACAAGGTTATCGGTCTTGCAGGCGACTGGGCAACTACCGCAGAGCTCGGCGACTTCAACGTAGAGTTCGTTGTTCCTTCAAAGGCAAAGGACTTGCTGACAATTATGTTTGGTGAGGATGCTATCACCGAGCTGACCAAGGTTACCCTGAAGGGTACAGGTGACGCTACTCTCGACGCTACTACCGGCTTTACAGGTATCGCTGTTGAGCCTAAGAAGTTCAAGATCAAGGGCACTATCGTTATCGTTGACGACGAGAAGGAGAACCTCATGGTTATTACCAACATCGCTCTCTACGCTACCTTGCAGTGGGATAACTCTGGTACTGAGCCTGTTGCGTTTAAATTCTCCGGCTCTATCGAGGGTGCAGGTAAGCGTAGCATCGCTTGGCTTACTAAGGCTCCAGCAGCAGCTGGACCAGGCATTGGCGGTTAATCAAGTAAAGGCTTCTTTAGGTAATTAGATTCAGGATAACAAACCGTTGGGCGGCAGGCTAATCAACAGCCGTGCCGCCCTTCTTCATTTAATAACATACAATCATGGCAGAAGAAAAGAAAATTGAGCAGCCTTCAGTGGACTTGCAGGAGTTGCTTGACAGCGTGCTGCACGACGAGCCTACCGAGTTCGTGTTCCGTGGAAAGAAGCACAAGATCGGCTGGCTTCGCAAGGGAACCATGAGCAGGTGTTCCCACATCAGGTCAAAGGAGAAGAACGAATGGAAGCGCAACGTCAAGATTTGTGTCTGCATTCTCCTCAACAACATCTGGAAGATTCGATTCCTGTATTGGATCTACTGGCGTTGGCTCTACTACATCAAGGATGTGGACGTGGCCGAGGTGCTGAGAGTCCTCGATGTTTCTAAAAAAAAAATTCCATCGAACGCATTCTCACTGGCTACCATATTAGCGACCGGGATGACGGACGTGATGATGACGATGACGAGGAGCGAAGCAAAAGCTATCCAAGCAGAACCAGCTGGGGAGCAGCCTTCTCACTAGCGGAGAAGTTCGGTTTCCTCTTTCAGCGCAAGTACTTCATTGCAGCCTACGACTACTGGTGGGGCTATTCATCAGCACAGATTGACCTAATGGTTGCAGACCAGCCTCTTGTCGTCTATCCAAAGACCAAGAAGGAAGGCGGTCCGAAGAAGCATACCAAGAAGGAGATGGATGACCTCTACGACAGGTGGATGGAGAAAAAGAAGAATGAGGGAAGCATCGTTGGCAAGAAGATAAGTCTTGCAGATTACTTAAACAATAAACTCTAATTTAAAAATATTCAGGATATGGCAGGTGGAAATTTAGGTGACTTGTGGTTCCAACTTGGTGTCAAGGATAATACCTCCAAGGAGTTGCAGAAAATCATTGACAAGCTTAAGACTGGTGATGATGCTGCGAACGCGCTTCTTCGTGCCCTCCAGGGATTCGGGACAAAAAAGTCTGGATTTAAGGAGCAGGCAGAAAAAGCCAAAGAGTTTGCAGATGTTCTCAATGAGATAAACAGAAGGATTTCCAAACTCAAGAAAAACGACAAAGGTGATGAAGCTAAAGATTTGCAGTTGGCGGTAAAAAACGCTCTCTCCTATCTTAATATGCTTCAAAGAATCAATATAGAGCGCAGCAAGATTTCAGAGCTACGCTCACTGAATCCTAATGTTGATACCTCGAAACTTAGGGAAGCCGAGCTGATGCTTGAGAATATCAATAATCAGCTTTTCAGATTGCAGAATAAAGCACAAGGCGGCGGAGGTGGCGGCGTAGATAGCGCAAAGGTTTTGCAGGATTATGCCAAGGTTCTTCAAATGACATTCCGTGATGTAAAGCAGATTACTGATCAGTTTAAAAAGGAGAACCCTCTTTCTGCCTTTTCCGGTGGAGCAGCAAAGGTTGAAGCTGACATTGCAAGAGTAACCGAAAAGCTCGCTAGGATGCGAGACCTTATGGCAGAGGGAGCCTTGAAGGGTTTCAATACTAACATGCTTGGTGGAAGTATTACCGAGCTTGACAAGATACTTGCCAGATTGCAGGCGGCATCTGGAAACAAATCTATCCTCACCGATGCTGCGCAGATGAAGAACCTTCTTTCCGATGTTGCTGTAGAAATGACGAAAGCCGCCGCCGCAACACAGGCATACGGACGAGAGAAGGGGAAAGTCATTGCGCAGGAGAGAGAGTTTGCGGCAGCTTCAAAGTTGAGCGCCAAGGATAATGATGCGGAACTTAAAGCTTTGTCTGATTATGCAAAGCGCTACATGGCATTGCAGGAGGCCAAGAGAAAGGCAGAAAAGCAAGCCTCTGATGAAAGGAAGAGACAATCTGCCGCCGAAGCCAGACGCATAGAAGCCGATACTGAAAGAATGTCTAGGCTCTATGCTAAGATGTCGCTTGTAATTGGTAGAGGCGAACGCGCCGGCATGAGAGGCCTAGAGCTTGGAGTAAATACAAGTGCTTTAGAAAAAGCTCTTTCGGAAGCAACCGAGCTCAAAAGAAGAATAGAGGATGCCAATATTGCCCTTATGGGTAAGGGTGGTAGGCCTTCCTATTCGTCGTATGCGGAGGAAGTGAACAGACTTTCATCAAGCCTTGCAAATGCTACCCAGGCACAAAGGGATTTAAACTCTGCACAAGATAAAGCTAACAGGAAAGCAGAAGCTCAGGCTACAAGAGATGCCGCCAAAGCAAAGCGTGACGACGCTGCGGCAGAAAGACAACGCCAAAGAGAGATAGAAATTTCTACTCGAAGAATGGAAAGGCTCGATGACGTGTTGGTAAGGCTTCGCAAGGAGTATGGAAATTCCGTTAAGTTACAGGTAGATACAACTCAGATTGAGACTAAAATAAAAGATATTGAAAATCAATTCAATTATCTAAAGTCAATATTACAAAGGCTTGGAAGCAGAGATTCTACAGCACTTGGATTAATTACAAACGTTGGCGACCAACGGGAGGTTCAGCTTGCAAATAGAATTGCTGATGCTCAAAGAGAAGCTAATCGAGAGGCGCAGCGCGGTATTGAACTAGAACAGAAACGTCAGCAGGAGATTGCTCAGTCTGCCGCAAAGGCACGAAACGATCTCGCAGCAGCATTCGCCGGAGCAAACGCTGAAGCGAAGAAGATGCAATCCATAGTCGGAGATATCAAGTCTCTCTTCTTACAGGGAGGTATTGTCTTTGGCGCACAGCAATTCTTTAATTCAATCGTACAGACCGGTGGTGAGATTGTTCAGCAGCATGTTGCGTTACGCTCCATCCTTGGTGATGTACAGAAGGCTGACGAGCTGTTCGCTCAGACACAGCAGCTTGCGTTGCAGTCTCCATTCAAGTTTGGAGAGCTGAACCGAGATGTCAAGCAGCTGGCTGCATTTGGAGTCGAGGCAAATGACTTGTATGATACCACAAAGCGACTTGCGGATATTGCATCTGGTCTTGGTGTAGACTTCGGACGATTGGGTTTGGCATTCGGCCAGGTAAAGGCTCGTTCTTGGCTCGATGGTAAGGAGTTGCGCCAGTTTGCTTACGCAGGACTCCCACTCTTGCAGAAGATAACGGAATTATATAATTCTGAAGGCAAGAACGGGCGCAAGAATTACACCCAAGCAGACGTCAAGAAGATGATTTCCGGAAGACAGGTAAGCTTCGAGGATGTTCAGAAGGTACTGTGGAAAATGACTGATGAGGGTGGCCAGTTCTACAATATGCAGCTCGTGTTGTCCGAAACACTGCTTGGTCGCTGGAATAAGCTTATCGACGCGTGGGATATTATGCTCGGTAAATTTGCAGAAGGAAAGAATGTCATAGGCGGTACGTTCTCGTTTATTATCAACCGAGTAACAGACTTAGTATTAGCTCTTGATAAACTATCCCCTGCTATGCTTTCTTTCGGAGCTATATTTGCTGCAAGGAAACTTGGACTGATGGCTTACAGTAAGCTCGGATTGGGCTCAATAAACAAGAACTACACTCAGCAGATGAATGCTCAGCTGAGGACTTACGCTATCGAACAGCAGCAACTTGTCACAGAAGGTAAGATTACTCAACAGAAGGCGTTGCAGAATGTACAGGCAAGGGCATACTTGCTGTCTGATACCGCTTCAAGGGCGAATGCTATGTCTCGTCTTGCACTTGAAGGGAAGATGTCTGTTCTTCAGATGCAGAAAGCTGTCAAGGAAGGTCTTGTTACAAAAGAACTTATCAGACAGCTTGCCGTGATGGGGCAGATTACAGCAAGACAGGAGCAGATTATACTCGGAGGAACACGATTTGCCGCCGTAATGAATATGGGTATCTCTAAGATAGGTGGAGGAATTAAGTCTCTCTTTACGATGCTTGGCGGCTGGTGGGGACTTGCAATCGGTCTAGCTGTTCAGACATTCTCAAGCTACAGCAGTGATATGGATAGAATTTCTGAGAATGCGAAGGGGTTCAGGGATTCTGCATACAACAAGAAGAAAAACTACGAGGATGAGCTCGCAAATGAGAAGCCGGCAAACAGCGCGGACTTACAACAGCGAGTAAACTCAATGAAAGAGCTTCTTCGAAACAGCGGAGATTACACACAGACAATAGAAGATCAGATTACAAGGGCGAAGAATCTTAACGAGCAGTATGATATTCTCAATAAGGGAATAGTTGCCGCTCGTGACAACTCACAGCAGGAAGCAAACGACTCGGATGTTGTTGCTGGAGCACTTGGAGCTTCAGGTGGTTGGGGTTCCGGTAATCCTTTTGCAGACACGATGGAGGATGCTGTCGAAGACCTCAACGAGGCGGTTATCAAGTACCAGACGCTTTTATCTGGACTTGACGAAGATACAAAGTCGAGAATGGATAGCGTTGCTAATCAGTTCCTGAAGCCAGAGGAAAGAGCCATGTCTCTCGATGAGAAGATTCGTATTCTTGCAGAAAGAGGAGGCGCAAATTGGGATTCTTTCGTTTTGAAGTCAAGTAACGGAAGCAATGATATTGCAAATAGCATTTACAAAATAGGAATAAGGGCAAACAAGGTTAGTGATCAGATAAATGATATCGCTAAGAAGAATATTCCTAGAATCATTAACTTCCTTAAGAAGTCCTTCAACCTGTTCGGCGTAGATTTCTCTAAGTGGTGCAATAAGAACTCTTCACGTTTTGCGAGCATGATAGAAAGAATGCTCGATGCGTGCAAGGTGAATGTTCCTCAGATTCGTGAGTACTTGAAGTCTATCTTCTATCAGGAGGCTGGTGCAAAACAGCCAAAGAAAGCAGGTGGCGGCAAGGTCGAGAAACCAAAGACGCCTATGCAGCAAAGAGTCCGCAGAAATTTATCAAAGACAGGAAAGAGTAAAGCGAGGGTAGAAGCACAGGCGACTATGCTCGATTCTTATCTTGACGAAACTTCCGACTACAATACGGATAATAACCTGCAAACAGAGTTGCAGAACAGGTACAACGAGTATAAGAACCGCGAGAACAAGTTTAAACGCGGCAAGATATCTAAGGCACTTCGAGATGAGGCTTGGGAAAGCTACAATAGCTTGAATCAGGCGGCATGGGAAGGTCTCGGCTATAAATTCTATCCGCAAGACAAAAAGTCCAATAAGGTTCCGAAAGGAAGAAACAGGAATTCAGGTCGCAAAGAAGATATAGAGCTCAAGCGTTTACAGGAGCATCTAAGCAGTCTTAAGTCGGCAAGGCAGATGTACCAGAAGTACAAGAGCATAATGTCTGATGAAGAGGCAAAGAAGAAGACTTACAATCTCTTCCCAGAGGTTACCGGTCTTAATCTTGACGACTATCAGAAGGCTGTCCATTCTCTCCTTGAAGGATTCAGTATAAATACCACCGAGAGAAAGAAGTTCCAAACTTCTATCTATCGCGAGGTTGCTGAGTGGCTCTTCGATGAGAAAGACAAGAAGGAGTACGAGAGAAAGGCAGCTGACTTCAATGAGTCCATGAACAAGCTGTCAGAACGTTGGGATTTGTACAAGAGTCTTCTCGAAAAGACAGGCAGCAAGTTCTTTGCTGAGTCCGCATGGGTTGACGCTTTTCAGATGGATGACAAGACTAAATCTCTTATGGACGAGTATTACGCTAACTACCATGAGATATTTAATCTTCAGAACTCTCTCAATATGACGGATGGTGAAGCTAAAGAAAAGCTTAAGCTGCCAAATCAGTACGAAGAGTGGAAGAAGATTACAGAACTACTCCGTGGTAATTACGTTAAGTCTTTGCAGGATGCCGCCGACATCATCGAGAAGACAGAAGATTATGAGGATAAAATCTTGAAGATAAGGGAGAGATACAACGAGCTTATCAGCAAGACGAATGATCCTGGTATCAAGGCGAGATATGAGATTCAGAGAGACAAGGAGATTGGTCAGGTTAAACTTGACAAGTTCAAGAACTCTTCTGATTATCTCAACTTCTACGGAGCCATCGTGGCTCTCGGTATGGATAAGGCTCAGACTATCGAAGCAAGAATCAGGCAGAATATCAATGAGGCTCTACAAAGCGGAGCCATTGATGCTAGAGAGTACGCCAAGGAAATCAAGCAGCTTGATGAGCAGTTATCGAAGCTGACGAACCCAAGAAAGACATTCCTCAATGGTGGTCTGAAGGGAATGGCCGTGCAGAAGATTTCTGATGCCAGCGAGCAGATGACCATCGCAGCAAGTAAAATTGCTGAAGGAAAGAAGGTTCGTGAACTTGGTCTCAAAATGGGAGACGAAAACTTGATCGGGCGTGGTGACAGCATGATTGCCAGCGGAAAGGCTATTATGAAAGCTGCTGAGATTCTGTTTAAGGATGGAACAAAAGCAAAGGAGTCTCTTGATAAGTTTGCTAACGTAGTAAGTATTATCGACCAGAATGTACAGGGAATGAGTGAAGCATTCAATGACATCAAAGAGACAGCTTCCCTTCTCGGAGCTGACACTGAGTCTGATGGATGGCAGGACGCTTCTGCGTTCTTCGAGACATTCTCCGGCATGTCAAGTTCACTGTCAAAGGTGGTAACAAGCGCAGAGTCCGGCAACGTTGGTGGAATCCTTGCAGGTGTCACGGGCATATTTACCTCTCCTATCAAAGCCTTTGCTAAGGCTCACGACGCCAAGCTCGACAGACAGATAAAGCTTGCAGAGAGACAGCTGAATGAGCTGAAGAACCTGTCCAGCAATATCAGTTCCGTTATTGAAAAGACACTCGGTGGAATCTATTCTTACGATAGGTCTTCTGATGCGAATAAAAAGCTCAACGATGTCAAGAATGACTATAAGGCTTGGGATGCCTTCTCTAAGACCGATTTTGGAAAGAATTTCTTTGGAGGACGCAACTTCAGTCACTACAGCAAGGAGACCTACGATGCTGTGATGAAGACAGAGACGAATCCTTCCGCATACGCAGATCAGCTCGCCCTACTCCACGCTCAGGAAGACGAATTGAGGAAGCAGAGACAAGCTGAGGAGGACAAGAAAAAGACGGACAAGGATAAGATTGCCGACTACGATCAGCAAATCAAGGAGATGCAGTTGCAGATTAAGACGTTCGCACAGGACTTTCTGAAAGACGTTTACTCTATCGATATGAAGAGCTGGGGAAATCAGCTGACTGATACTGTTGTGAGCGCATGGACTAAGGGGGAAGATGCGGTTGAGGCTTACAAGAATAAGGTCAAGGAAATGGTTCGCGAAGTTACGAAGAATATTGTATCTCAGAAAATCATGGAGAAGGCACTTGAAAAACCTCTCGAATGGCTTACAGGTATCCTTGATGAAAAGGGTAAACTTGATGAGACCGACATGGACGATTTTGCGGACAAGCTCTACCAAGTTGGCGAAAATGTAGTTCCTCAGTTAACCGGTATCTTCGATGCTCTAAAGGAAAAGGGACTTGATTTGAGAGAAAACGGAAGTTCCTCTTTGACCAATTCGATTAAGGGCATTAATGAGGAAGAAATCGGCCTTCTCGCATCGTACCTTAATTCCATCAGATTATATTGTGCAGAAGACAATGCGAATCTCAAGCAGCTGACGGAATTAACTAAATCTGTTCTACCTGATATAAGCGTAATCGCAAGGTCTCAGCTTACATCTATAAATCAACTCGTTACGCTTGCTGAGTACAGAAACGGTAGACTTGACGAGATATACAGCTGGATGCGCTCAATCACTAAGGAGACTGGCGCAAGAAGTATAAGGATTAACTAAAAGTAAAAGCTATGTTTGAAAAAAGAAATTTATCAGACAGAATGAAGAACGAGGCGGTTTCACTGGGTCTTTGTGCTCAGTGGACCGCCGAGTGGCACGACAACTCATCCAAGCATGAGATGGTCGAGAAGTTTGTTAAGGGTATCGACTTCTGTATCGGGAAGAACTGGCCTTCGACCAAAGATATGAAGAAGTACTTTGGTGATGTCATTCACGATCATGGTGTTTATGTTGACGAGAACGTTGACCTGCAAAATCCGAAGGTTGTCATCCTCAATGGAGAGTGTGTAGCAAATATCAGCTATGACTGGATGGACAGTGGAGAGATATACGTAAGACACAACTCTTCACTTTACCTGAAGGTTAAGGGATTCTCCAGGGTGTTTGTCAATCTGTTAGATGGTGCAGAGCTTCATGTTGAATGCGAAGATACCGCAAAGTGCTTCGTCTACCAATACGGAGGAACAGTCGTGAAAGCTACCGGACCAGTCAATATCAGGGATAGACACGACTTTAAGTTCAATTAATGCATATTTATGCGCATATTACTTGCATATTTATGTATTATTTTGTATATTTGCAATTATAAAAAGTTGATTTAAGGTATGAAAGATTATTTCAGGATATACATGCAGAAGGAAGGCGATGGGAACGAGGTGAAGGACTCCATCGCCGACTTCGGTATGTACGTTAGCGAGAGTCCGTTCAAGCCTTGTGATTCTGTCAAGGAACCACCGAAAAGGGAGTGGCACGATGAGCATGGTGATGACGAATATATCGGAAAGGATGGACTCTATATGGCAGCCTACGAGAATAAGGTTAAGTTTATGTTCCACGGCGAGGCTTTCGGCGCTAACGAGAAATGTAAGGCTTTTATTGATTACATCCGCAAGTCAGGCATGATGAAGATGTATTGCGACTTCAATAGAATCGGAAGACAGCATGTAAGACTTAAGGATATTGATCCAAACCTATATAGGGATCCGGATAACGAGGACTTGCTAGTCCTCTCTATTACTTTCAAGTTTAACGACCCTGTTACTGATATTAAGCCGATTAAGGATACACAGGGCAATATTTCAAATTTAGTATAGCATACAGATGAGCGTTTGGAATATTTATCATAAGGATGGCTCGAAGCTGACAGACGTTAACGGAGAGCAGATAACCGTTCATGGATTGGAGTACTCTGATTCCTGGATGGGTGAGTGCTTTTTGACTATCAACTTCAAGCATGAAGTGCCTATCAACTTTCAGATAGGCGACTATATTGTCTATCGTGGCGAGCGATTCGAGCTCAACTACGAGCCGGGCAAAGATAAGCAGGCAAGACCTGACACCTACGGTGAGGGCTTCGTGTATGACAGCGTAAAGTTCAACGCATTGCAGGATGAGCTTGCCAGGGCAGAGTTCCTCGATGTGGTATTGAACGATAACGAGCTTCACTACACTTCCCTGCCGAAATTCCCATTCTATGTACAGACTTTGGATGATTTGCTAGACAGAATCCAGGCATGCTTAAACGAGCAGATTGGTGCAGGTCTTTGGAAGATTTACTCCAGAAACAAGGACCGTTCCGTGCAGCGTGGAGCCCTTGAAAGTGAGTGGTTGTCGGTTTATGGTGAGAAAACCGACGATAACGTCATCGAATCGATGTCCATTACAGTGGATTCGCAGACCTGTTGGCAAGCCCTTGCGCTTGTAAACGAGAAGTGGGACATAAACTTCATCGTCAGAGGAAGAAACATCTATGTCGGTACAACCGGAATACAGGCAAACCATATCTTCAAGTATGGCCTCGGTAATGGATTATATGAGATTGTTCGGAACGCTGATTCCGACCAGAGTGTCGTTACGAGATTGAGAGCTTATGGTTCCGAGAAGAATCTTCCTTCTCACTACTATGCGGACCTAGGTGTCAAGTACGTGGCGAACATCACGAAAGTCGTCGGGGCCAGCACGAATGTTGAACTTGAACTGGACCTCGATTATATAGAGACATATTTCAAGAATCCGAGAAAGTATATTGTTTCTCCAGAAACTGGCGAGCAGTCTTCCGGTTGGGTACTTAAGGTTACATTTGATTTCAAGACTGAGATTACCGGTTATGTAACACAGGGATACGGCTCTAAAAAATGTAGATTCTATTCTGAGCTGAAGGGAACACAGACTGACACCGGAGATGAGGAGTCAAAGGAGAAGCTTGATGCGTTTATTGCGCAGGTCGAGGCCGGAAACACAAAGATGTATATCACATCGGGCCTCAACAAGAAAAATGTTCCTTCGTCCATGAAGGAGTACGCAAAGAATCTTCCGAACAACATGTCCATCAACAGACTTATGTTGCCTGGATTCCCTCATGTATCGCTGAGTGATTTCTATAACACACTCACGGATAAAGAGAAGAAGTACGTGAATCCTACCGGGAGACAGCATAAATTCTCCACAGATCCGCACAGGCCATACATCGATTCTATCAACATCGAGCAGATTGGTCTTCGTTCTGCATCGCAGTTCTTTGAAACAGATGATAAGACAAATGGAGTTATTGAAATCTACCCTACTATCGAGGAGATGGAAATCGGTGGCGTACGTGTTGATGAGATTGATGAGGGTGTGGCTCCTGATGATGACGGAAGATTTGGCGATAATGAAACCGTAAAGAATGTTGATATCTATCTTAAAAAGGCTATCGATTTTGATATCAACGACTTAAAGGATGACGACTTCTCCATCTCGATGAAGGATGGTATGTGTGGCGGACGAACATTCAAGGTAGCATCCTCAACCAAGATTGATGGAAGATGGAGGCTTACTATTGAAAGAGTAAAGGACGACGCTCTTGAGCTTTGGTTTCCATACAAGGACTACCCTATCAAGAAAGGCGACCATTTCGTTCTTACCGGCATCACACTTCCTGATTCGTATGTCAATGCTGCGTCTCTGAAGCTCCTTAAATACGCCATAGCATTCATTGACAAGAACGACTACACAAGGTACGTCTATCAGCCTAAGGTTGATGAGATTTTCATGGCAAGGCAGCATGATCTTGCTGAAAAGGATACTACAGGAGTTATCAAGAGTCTTCATGATACGCTCAAAGCCGGAGACTTGATGGAGTTTGAGGATACTGACCTCAGAATTGGCGGTGTAATATCCATAGATCAGCTCACAATCAAGGAAGAAAATGGTAAGATTCCTACCTACGATATAACTCTTCGTGAGGATAAGGAGGTTGGAACTATCCAGAAAATTCAGCAACAGATATCGTCGCTCCAAAGTGGAAATGGCGGAACAGGTGCAGGCTTGACAACTACACAGGTCAAGAATCAGGTTGCGACAGAGGGAAGTAAGCACTTCATCTCAAAGATAAACGATGACACCGCAAAAGGAACTATCACTTGGGAAAAGGTGCAGAAGTTCTTGCAGGGATTGCGCATAGGAAATAATAATACCTACAGCATTGATGGAAACGGAAACGTAACCATTAACTTGCTCAACTCTGCTGATTACGATGATGCAACTCAGTCGGGTTTTGGCTTCTACAGACGTAAGGATGGGAAATTTGGTCTGAACGTCACAGACATCAGTGTTTGGGGCAAGGCATACTTCAATAACTTGACGATTCGTGAAACCACATTCGTAGGCGGTAATCTCGTCTTCTCCCCTTCGGCTGGTAAGATATTCGAGGTAAGAGAGATAACAGATGCTCAAGGCGAAGTAACAGGCTGGAAATGTTATCTCTTAGCAGATGATGGTACAACCGCAACAACAAACATGTTTGAGGTTGATGACCAAGTTCGATGTGAAACCTTTAACATCAAGGCTGGCGTATATGAGAACGTGTCGAACAAGTTCTATTGGCGTAAGATTACTGATGTGTCTACGGATAATGAAGAGATAAGGGATTCTAACAATAATATCCTCTATGACGGAAAGAAATTCTCATGGATAGTTATCTCTGCAAGTGATAAGGCAGAAGGTAGTGATAACCCTGCTGCTGGAGACACAATCGTTCTCATGGGTAATCGCACGAATACAAACCGAATGAGCTTCGTGGTTAAAGAAACCTATGGTGACAACGCTCCTAGAGAGGTAGGATATACCAACGTTCATAGCTATACTCTCGGCAATGATAATCTTGTCTACGAGATAAGCCCGAAGAAGGTGCGGTTCTACTCTCAGTACTTCGAGATAGTAACCGTTGAAGGTTTACCTATTAAGACCATCAACTATCGTGGCGATTGGAAGCAAGGCGATACCTATACGTACTACGACCAAGTGACACATAACGGAACAACGTGGCTCTGTGTTGCACCCGAAGGAACAAAAGTAACGAGTGAGCCAGCAAGGGGTAATGATTTCTGGAAGGCGCAGAATGCCATCCTTGATGCTACACTCAATATTACGCAGAGCACAGGAGAATGGATAGACAAGGGCGAGACAAACCATGTAGTATGTTCCGTGATACGTGGTTTTGAGAATATTACAGACCAAGTAACATCGTGGAACATCGTGCGAGATAGTGGTGATGCTGTCAATGATGCGGCTTGGCAGAATAAGGATAAGGTCAAGAACTTTGATGGAACGATAGATATAGCATGGACGGATGATGATGATGACATCGGTGATTCCAATAGCTGTATCTTCACCATCACTGCTTTTTGGGGTAATAAAGTTGAATTAGCAAAAGGAACGATAAGCGTATGATGTATGTAATATTAGACAAGGTGCAGGCTTTGGGTATCGGATTCAACCTGCACACCCACATAACTGCTCACGGCAAGATGATACTCAATGAGAAGGAAATCTTGATGAGCAACAATATTCAAGGTGATACCTTGGATGAGCGTGTTAAGAATATCGGTGGTAAGGCTATGACCGAGCAAGAGTTGGAACAATTTAAAAACACGGAGGAATAAAGATGGCAGAAACTAATTACTCAGTACAAGGTTGTGTACCTGTACGAAGACTTCGCAACAACGATTCTTTGTCAATTTCAATCGAGAGTACTCAGCCTCTATTTCAAGGCGTGGATGCAAATAATGACAACGCTACACCCTTCCCTAACTGGGAAACTGACGATACTACCCGACCTATCCTTACTCCTGTGGTTAAGAGTGCGAAAGGTAATATCGTATCTCTCAGCAACCATCATTGGAAGTATGGTGATACGTTGCTTGTGTTTAGCGGAAGTACGAGCGGTACGTTTCAGCTTACAGGAGATGGTAAGTTTGGTATGGACGCAAACGGAAGATTGAAGATATTCAAGAACCTTGCATCAAGCAGCTCTACCAGTTCCGACACTCTCACATATAGCGGAACTGCAAAGATTGGTGACAGCAGCACTCAGGATGTTAGTGGATTCGTTACTATCCTCATCCAGCCTATGGGCAACAACTCATATATGGGATGGATAACAGCAAACCGCTCGATACTGACAGATGCGCAGAATGAGAACACGGCTACACTTTCGGCAAGGTTGTGGTTATCCACAACGGAACTTACCGATTTTTCTGTCAAGTGGAAAAACTCGGCAGGTGAAGTACTCGGAAGTGATAAGACCCTCACGGTTACTCGTGATATGGTGAACGGCTCTACCCTCATTACTTGCGAGTTCTTCCACAAAGATGCTCAGAATGCTTGTTTCCGTGCTGGTAAGGTAATGACAGATAACGCTGACGAATACGTCATTGTCGGGGAAGTATCAAATCTCATAGGCGATAAGGCTGCAACGATTACAGGACGTATCAAGAACACAAGAACAAATGCTATTGTAACGCCAACCAACGTTGCGTGGAACGCCAAAGCCTACAAGGACAACAACGAGCTTATCAAGGAAGTAAACTCTAACGTTATCACAATCGCAAAATCTGAGAGCGACTATGGCGGTACAGAGCATGATGCTTATGTTTTATTCACGGCAACTTGGTAAAATAGGAGGAATGAACTATGGCAACAAACAGCGCAGTAAGAATTAGAAGGTCTTTCGCACCGCTCAATACGGCAAAATCAATCGTATGTGTGTCGGGCGGCTCTCCTACCACGCAGGTGTATAACGTGGCTAACAGCAGCTACGAGCCTAACCGAGCCAACACACCTTGCGTATTGCACCCAGACATAACAGCTTACGCAAGCGATGGTACGTGGAAGTATCAGCAAGCCAATGCGATACTTGCCAGCATGGTGTGGCTCGTCAACGGAAAGGATATAAGCAAGGTGTGGGCAGCATCAGACTATTCAATCAATCAAGATGGTGCTACACGTGGAGACCTCACCATCTTTCGTAACGTGGCAGTAGCAGAACGATTTGCATTGAGATTCAAGGCTGACATCGTGGATTATCGAACCAACGTCAATGTTCCTGTCCTTACAGATGAGGTAGTTCTGAACACGGTTGCAAAGAGTGATGATGCTTATTCAATGGCATTGGATGATGATGAGACTATCATCTACAATCCGATGTTAGATAGATTGCTTCTGTACGACTACAAGGTAGCTCATAATATGATAGCTGCATCTGATGCTGTAAGGAACGCTTGCATTGATGAAAAGGCTTATCTGAGAAAGATTCCTCTCCACATCTACAAAGGTGCAAAGAGTATTACTTCTGGCTACACTATCAAGCTCTACAAGATGAGCGGTTCTTCGATGACACAGATAAGCGTAGGAATGAATGAGGTGGTAGCAATCAGCACAAGTTACATCACACTTGATTTAAGACTTATTAATTCGGCATCATACGTTATCAAGGCTTATGTAGGCGATACGGAAGTATGCAACAAGCAAATCTCTGTTTCCCGAACTTACCCTAAATATAGCGTGTCGGCAGGGCAGAATGTTGATATAAGCCCTGGAGTTGATAACCGACAGCAGATTGCTCTAGTCAATTCAGAGGGTAACATCGTGGACTGCCCTGCCAACGTTCTCAAACTCAATTGGAGCACTATTGCCGAAAATGGCGGTGCTACAACGACAAGACAATGGCAAGAAGGCGATACGGCAATCTTCAATATCTCTGATACTGGTTTAGGCGAAACTGCTGATGATGAGTTGGAGATAAGATGTGATGCTGAATACAAGCCGAGCTTCGATTTCTTTTCTGATGGCTCTGAACCTCTCGTTGATGAGAATGGAGAATACTTAATTGGTAACTGATTTAGTAACATAAAAATAGCAAAATATGAAAAATCTTGCAACAGTAGCATCGGTATCATCAATGGTTAAGGGTGATACCTTATTGATAGAGGTTGGCGGCTCGCTCAGACGTATAAAGTTGTCTGATTTGGCTAACTCTATCAGCACTAACCAGCTTGACCTCTCGCTTATAGCTTGGGGTACTTATCTCAAAGAAACAAGTGATACGCAATGGGGAGTTTGCGGCAACCAGACGAAGTGGAATGAGTTTAAGTCTTCGCTCGGTCGATACTTGCTCACTAACGATGGAAGAATGGCTAAATTGTCTCGCAGCAACTCTGCTATATTCGAGGATGGTACAGCCGTTGACGAGAGCAAGGGGCATATCATGTTCCATACCCCTCATCGTCTCTACTATCTTGTGAAGTACGATGCGTCAGCAGGATGCAACATTCTGTGGGGGTCTACATATCCTATCTCTGAGCATTATATAGACCATCCTACCTTTGGCGCATATATGGGTAGTATTGTTAGCAATAAGCTTGTAAGCCGTAGCGGACTTGGTGTGTCGAACAATATATCAATCAGTGAGTTCTTTACTTATGCCCATAATAACGGAAAGAATTTCGGTCTGCTCGACTATGAGACATCGAAGATTATTCCGATGCTCGTTTTGTGGGAAAGCGGAAACAGCAACGCACAGGCTAAGTTTGGTTGTGGTCCTACTGGTAGTACTAATACATGGAATAAGGTTAATGGTCTTACAACGGGTGCGACAAAGAGCCTTGGAGATAACAATGGTAAAATCAGCTTGGCAGAATTGACAGGAAACGCTGACGCATGCCATGTGAACCTCTTTGGTATCGAGAACCCTTGGGGATGGTACTGGCAGATGATACAAGGCATTTACTTCGGTAATAGCGGTAATAGCGGTCAGACTGGTTCAGAAGTATTCGTATACAAAGGTAACAGAATGCCTTCTGATTCCGAGATTAAAGCGCATCCTGTCGGAGATTATCGCACATTCACACGAAATATAAATAGTGGATGGGTATTGAGCCTTGTCCTTGGAGACTTCTTCGACATCATGCCTAAAAATGTTGGTGGTGATAATAGCGCAAACTACTATTGCGACTACTCATGGGCAAGCAGCACTGGGCAGTTGCTCCTCTTTGGTGGTAGCGCCGGGCATGCGCTTAGCTGCGGCTCGTTCTGCGTCCATTCGGATAGCGGCTTCGGCGATCGCTATGCGGACTGCGGTGTGCGTCTCGCTTTTTACGGAAATCCGACATACGTAAACGGCGCAGACCTGTAGGGTCTGCGCTACCCGATGTGGAGCTTGCTCCACCGAAGCAAAAATGGTGATAAGAAAAAAATAAAATAAAAGGTGGCGAGAGACATTTTGCTCCTCTTTGGTGGTAACGCCAGGAATGCGCTTAACTGCGGCTCGTTCTACGTCAATTCGAATAACGACTTCGGCAATCGCAATACGAACTACGGTGTGCGTCTCACTTATTTATAATCGCTGAATCAATAATCTGCCGTGTATGGATATATGAAGAAGCGAGTCTCTCAAACCTTGACGTGGGCTTTTAGCCTAGTCAGAATATAACAGCGGAAAGGCTCTCTGTATTCGCTGAATGGAGAGCAAGCGTGGTGAAGTAATCGGCTCAGTTGTACGAGCAGAACAAAGTCACGGGCAAAGCGGCAAAAAAGCAATAGGCTTTAAATATAAAACGCAATGACAGCAAAGGTAAAGAATCTGATGAATGAACTCGTAAAGAGGGAAACATTGGAGCAAGGCGGTGATGATGCCTACAATGCGTTAGATGATAAGAATACGTGGTTTGCAAGGAGATATATCCGAGATAAGGACAATATTATCGACCGCATACAGAATATGCTCATCCTCGGCATTTATCCTAAGAAGGAATATAAAGAGGTTGACATAGTATCAGAGAATAAGGCAAGAAAGATATGCCCTATGCACTTCGACCCTTGGAACGTTCTCTTCCATGCCATAAAGATAGTGCTAGAACCTATAGTAGAGCGAGTGCTCATATATGATTCAAGTGCTGGCAGAAAAGGTAAAGGTCAGGTGTTCGGTGCATTGAGAACTCAACGAGCTATCAGAAGGCATCCGAAATGGGCTTATTATGGGCAAGGAGACCTCAGAAAGTACTATATGACAATACCTCATCCTGTTCTGCTTATGATACTCAGACGATATGTAGACGATGATTTATTCATCGAACTTATAGATAAGACCATGTTGGACTATTCTGTAGATATAGAGTCTCTGATGCTTGAAGAATATGAGCGCAAGCAGAAGTACTGCATTTGGGCAGACAAAGGTGGAATAAAGTATCTCGGGTGTAAGCGTGGTGTAACGCTCGGCAATCCTATCGGTCAGATGTTAGGTAATCTCGCTTTAAGTCTGGTAGACTATGCTATGGTTCATATCGAACATGCAAAAGGTTATCATCGGCATTGTGACGATATTACCTTCTTCGCTGAAACAAAGGAAGAAGCTGTTCGGTTGCTCGGAAGATTAGACTACTGGTGTAACCAATATGGTCTCTGTCTGAAGGCAAGCGGTCATGTAGCAGAATTGCATGACGAAGAGAAATGTGTAAAAGGAAGATGCCTAGACTTTGTCGGTTATGTATATTCTCGCAAGAACATGAGGATGCGCAGACGTACAAAGGTTAAGGCTGCAAAGGCTTTCAGTAGAGTTAAGAGCCGTAAAAGGCGGCAGGAACTTATCGGAGCTTATTGGGGAATAGCAAGATGGGGCAAGTGTAAGCATCTTTGGAAGAAGATTGTCGGAGACTACCCCGAAAATTATAAACAAGAATTTAAAAGTAAAAAGAACATGAGTTTCAAGGATATAGGAATTGTATCACCGAAATACTCGGTAGACAAAAACGGAAAGCGTATATTTTCCGTACAGGAATACAACCAAGCCCTATTGTGTCAGAATCATACCATCATCAACATATTAGACTTTGAAGATGATGTAGAGGTCAATGGAAAGGGTGGTCGCTGCTGGGTTCTGTACGAAATGAAAGATAGCCCAGGAACAGAGTATAAGTTCTGCACTTCATCAAAACTCATAAGGCAGAAACTTATGAAAGTAAGGGAGAAGAATCTTCTGCCAGTCAATGATACTTTCCTGTTCAGAGTAGACAAAAGTGGCAGATATACTTATGATTTAGATTAACAATTTTAAATTATCAGATTATGAAGATACAATGCACAATGGCAGTATTGCCAAAGGATAATGTGAAGGTTTCTGTTTCAGGTAACTACCTTCAAGTAGCTTATGATTTTGTTCGTATCAAGCAGAAAGCGGATGATGCGAATGATAGTATGCACATGGCAGTAGAGAACTCTTGTCTGGGTGAATACATCGAGCTTCGTGGCGGCATCCGCAGCTATGATGCAATCGCGTCAGCCATCATAGAAGACAAATACCCATCTGACAAGATGGATGCAATTCGTCTGAACTTCGAGCTGGCTCAGAATAGTGCTGTGGCATCTATTGCATTGGCTGACAGCAAGCGTGAAGAGTATATTGCAGAGTATAAGGCGATGCAAGAGTGGCGCATCCACGCAAAGGAGATAGCTCGAAAGGCTGTTGACTTAATTAACAATGAATTGAAATAATCAAGAAAGGAGGTATACTATGGCTGGACATAGTGCGCAAGGTGTTGTAAGGGTAAGCCGCAAGCCAAAGACAGCGAGTGAGACGGAGATTGTTCGTCTCATTACTGCTACTAATGAGAGTACGCCTATCGGGAACTTCTCTCAGTTGGTTAAGGATTTGGCTGCGGCAGGTATTGTTATTAGCGGAAATCAAGTTGCTATTAAGGGCGATAAGGTAACTATATACAATAAAGATGAAGTTGCTCTCTTCGCCCAAGATGGCAAGCTCAATACTAACCTGATTGATGCAGATAAAATCGAGGTTAAGCACCTCTGGGCGAAGTCTGAGGATGGAACTACCAAGGTGGGATATTTCGGCAACTATGAGATTGATGCGTGCAAAGTGAATAATGCCAATGCTCCTTTGTTTGTTGGTGCTGATACGGCAGCTAAATCTCCATTCTATGTTACCAATGAAGGGCACATGGTATCTACCAGCGCAACACTTGGCTGTTTCTTGTTGGATAAGATGAGTCTCAGATATATATCTGGATATGATGATGAGGAGCCTGGTTTCGCCTTATACAATAACTTTATGTTGTTTCGTGAATATAGCAGAACTTTAAATCCAGATACGCATACATGGAAATCGGAAAGAAAAAGGACGGTTTGGCTTGGTGAGTATCGGACTACTTATCAGGTACCAGCATTATTGAGTAATCTTTTAATAGATGATAGCTTTTCCGCAGATGGTGATACTCTGAAGTCAGGTATACGTATTTCTGTAACAGGGTGCGATGATTCTCAGCAGTACAATAATCCTATATATAATGTGAATAACGCAGTGTATGGTAACTTTGCAATATATGCAGAACATGGCATGTATGGAGGATTAAGACCGATGACCAGGAAAATAAATAGAAGTATGGAGTTAACGGATATGGATTGTTTCGTTATAGTAACAAAAGGCGTAACTCTTACACTTCCAGCGAAACCTCAGAGAGGTCAATATTATAAGTTTTTACAAGCTGGTGACAACTTTGTTATTAAATCATCACTTAATAATATGTTTTGGTACGGAGTTGGTAAAAATAGCTTCACTTCGGGTGCATTAAACCAGACAACAGAATTAATATATGATGGTAGTAATTGGAACGTAAATTGGTTTATAGGGAAATAGCAATATAATTATTAAAAGGTAAGAAATATGAAAAAGAATTTCAATGTACCTTTCAAGAATTGGAAGGGTGAGGTGATAGTTTCACCAGTTAAGAATGAGAATGGAGAGGAAACCTACAAGCCTCAGATTATTGGTGATATTGTAGGTAAGGTACTCTTCGAAGTGATAGACCGTCAGGATATGCAGCTATCGGGCGAAGAAAAGCTACGTGCTTACAGGATAGCCTGCAAGATAGGCAAGGATGCGGAGAACGTAGACATCGAAGCTGAGGATATTATTCTTGTTAAGAAGATTCTCTGTCCTGTCATGGCTGTAGGTGGATATGGTCAGATAGTTGATTTGCTCGAAGGATAAGAACAGATAAGGCGGTTCACTACATGGTGACCGCCTTATTATTTTCTCGTCCGTCAGGGAAGTGTGTTGCATCGAACTTCTCTATAGGTTCTAATATCATGTCAGAGAAAAAAGGAGCATCAGAGCCACCGAAAGATGGAATTAAATCACTAAGATAGCCATATCTACATTTCCTTCGTTCCTCCTCTGTTTGCGTTACTAGACCTTTCTGCATTATAACAGCGAAAGGAAGTTTGTTGAAATCATAGATACCATCTATCCAGTCGTTAGGGTGCGGATTACACTTGTGCTCCAGCTCTCGCTCTCCAGGAGTTGATGGCAACCTACTGCCACCTACCAGGTACATCATTTGATTTTCGTATGGTTCTAACTTTTTCATAATCTTAATGTTTTGATTTATGCCGCAAAGATACGAAAATTAAGCCACACGAAACTTACGGATTGATACTTTTCGCAAAGTTTAACACAAAAATATTCTCATTTCCGATGATTTTATGCAAAAAAGCGTATCTTTGCACCATCATTTAATTTAAATCAACGCTTATGAATAAAGAAGACGAAGACAACCTATTAAAGTGGTTGAAAGACAAAGATGTCAGTGAGGTTATGGATTTGCTGATGAGACATGGTAATCGGTATAGTAGAAGGATTCTGAAATTTTTCAGATGGTTTTGTAAGTACGTTCCTATTACACTTATGTGCTTTCACGCATACGGCATTTATGAATTCTCTCAGCATCCTCGTGAAATGTTCATCCCTTATGCGGAGAATGCACCTTGCTATCTCTACATATATTTTATGGTGTACGTTCTGCCAATGGTTTTGATATTAGCAAGCCGATTTTTCTTCTTGTGTTGGAGATACCGCATTCCCTTCTTCTACTTTGCAAGCATCAATGCGGCTCACATTGTGGAATGGAGTTGGTATACAACCAAAGATATGGTAGATTCTTGCTATACGGTCATGGTGGTAACGGCAATATTCTATCTGTACTCTTTTGTGGATTTATTTATCAGTCGAAGTAATTTAGGACGTAAAATCTGTGCATAATATGGGGAAGATACTAAATTATAAGATACTCGGAACAGCTTTAAAGTCGCTAAGTGATGCTTGCTTTAAGGCAGACGAACAGCAGAGGAATGGCGAGAAGGTCACTGCTTGCGGAATGAGCGATGATGACTTAGATAGATTGTGTGACATCATCCCAGATATGCTCAATCCTATGTTGAGTACAGAGGAAGTCAAGGAGAAACTTCACGTTTCTGATGCCACCCTTAACAGGATGGTTGCAAGGGGCGACATTCCGAATGGCGTGTGCAAAAAACGAGGACACACCCGATATTTTAAGAAGTGGGATATACTGCACTTCATTAAGAGTAAGAGAAAATCATAACGGACAAGCCCTATCGCAGTACGGATAAGCGAGTATATATGAGTATGGATTATATGTTTTGTACTTTGATTATAGTAGCGATACTGGTAATCATCAACAGCACGTTCATTGCATACCTATACTATTCTTATGAGTATAAGAAGGTCGATAAGTACTTCTTGACTTGGGTAACGATGTCAACTATGATGTTGATAATGTGGTTCGGGGAAGGATTGTATCTGTATCTAACAAATTAATGATGGGAAATTGGGTGGTTTCGGAATTATTACTTATCTTTGCAGAGCTTTTTCAAGCATCGCATATTTGAGCATCGCATTTCCGAGCAGGAATGTGATATTTCCCCTATACTATTGGCGTGGTATAGGGGATTTTTGTTTCTACTTCTATCCTAATAGTTGAACATGTAAGTGTTCCTTACAAGTTGAGTAAGAGAGGTAAGTGATTGCCTCTCTTTTTTGTTATTTATGATACTACCTACTATCACCTTAAATCTCTGATAATCAACCACTAAAAGAAAGTGTGATAGAGTTATATTTGCTCTCCCCTATTCTTTGTACCTTTGCATCCGTAACGTTACAATAGTGTTAGTTAATATTAAGGATTTCAAAAGATTGTATTATGGAAATGACAGATGCAAAGGTCGTAGAGAAGAAAATCTACGAAGAGGGGAAAAAGCATGACGATTATGCTTCTAAGGCTACAGGTAATGCTGGTCTTACCCTTGGTATCATCGGCACAGCACTCGGTGCTGGTGCTTGGTTGCTTGGCGGTAACAACCGCAGTGTGTTTGGTTCACTCGGTGGCAGCAATATGCCTGAGAACGTGAACATCAACGCCTATGGGGCTAACGCAAGTTCAAATCAGCCAACTGCCTTGCAGGTAATGGAGAAGGAATGCGATGATGAGGTGAAGTTGCTTACCTACATGTTCGGTATGAAGCTCGACACCGCTAACAAGTTCTATGCTATGCGTGAGACAGATTTTGCCGAGAAATTCGGTCTTTACAAGTCGCAGGTAGATGCTATCAACGCTGAGAACCGCCGTGCAATGCAGGCTGAGTTCGGTCTTTACAAGTCTCAGGTTGATGCTGATTTCGGCTTGTACAAGAATCAGAGAGACCAGTACGATGCGTTGCAAGCAAAGTATAATGACCTCGACAAGAAGGTAGCCGTGATGGAAGCCCTCACTCCTTACAAGGAGAAGCTTATGATGGCTTACGTTAACGAGAAGACCTGCAATTGCTTGCGTGGTCAGTTGGTACTCCCATCTACGCCAGTAATTTCTGGTTACGGCAGCTACGGATGTAACTGCACTGCTCCTTCCACTCCCACTACAGGAGCGTAACAGAGCAGTAAGGAAGTCGGTTAGACGGACTAAGAAAAAATGAGTTGGTGAGGGGTGTTTGCCATCGTTGGTGGATGCCCTCTCACCTCTCTATAATATATCACCAACTTTAAAGATATTTGATTGTTATGATGAATTTTGGTAACAGCCCATTATTGGATATGGGCACAAATCAGCAGCAACCACAGATGATGGATGCCGAGCTACAGAAGATGTACGAAGCAATACAGCAGAAACGAGCATCTATCAACATGCAAGCGCAGCAGTCTTCCACCCCTTTATGGGATGAGATTGATAAGATTGAAGACAATCTTACAGGCGCACAACGTCAGTACTTGATGCAGAATCAGGAATACGTCAATAGCTTGCAATATGTGTCTAAGCTAGTGCAAGACGAGGAATTGCGCATTATACGCCCTCGTATCGAAAGCACTCAGCAAGGACAGGAGGCATTAAAGAAACATTTGTCTTTGATGCAACGACTGAGAAAAGAAGTAGCACAGGCGGAAGAGCAGAAAACCGCTATGCTTAACGACTATATGACAAATCATAGTGATAAAACGTGGCAAGAGTATCTCGCTATGGTTCAAGGGACAAAGAAGGGAGGAACTAAGAAATGAACGTAACAGAATTGAAAGAGAAACTGCTTACATCGCTTGATTTGTGGGCAGATGCTAGAATAGACGATATGGTTAAGGCTAACCAGATGCTCGCCATACCATCAGTGTACATGAAACGTGCGGCGCACAACATCATCGCCAAGCACAAAGATAGTTGGGGCAAGAGCATTGACAACGCTACCCTATTCATCGCCGATGAAGACGGCAACATAGATACCAACACGATATTTGAAGATATGATGCAGATGCTAAAATCCGTGGAAGATTACAAATTCGATGTAGGTTTTATACACGGACATATCGACAAAGGAGTTGTGTCTATTGACCTGCCAGATGGAATTGCTACTGCTATTCTCTTTGGTAGCAAGCGAAGCATCAACTTCACAGAGGAGGACTTTGTAGAGTTGAGAGATTTGATAATAGGTTAAAATATATAAGATATGGAAACAAAAGAGATTATGAGTAAATTTGACGAGCTGTACGGAATGATGGCATCATCAGCAAACGTAAAGTATATGCACGTATTCGGTAACACGATGCGTTGCATGATGAATGATATGGCAGCAAAGCACCCAGAGCTTGCGCAAGAGTATCTTGATAAGCTTTGCGCTATCAAGTGGAATAACTATCTCACCAAGAAGGAGGCTTCTGAGATTGTAACCTGTATGAATCCACCAGTAACCTGGGATATGCAGACATGGATCAATGCTATGACCGGTCTCGGACTTGCAACAGAGGAGAAACCTTATTACAACGATTACGCTTTGTACGTTGCGATGAATCAGGTTGTAAGCGACCACGGATGCACAATTGCTAAGATACTCGGCAAGGAAGATGTTAAGGACATTGATACAGAACATCTGGTTAAGTATGCCCACAGCCTTGCACTCGATTTGTTGAAAGACAAGGATGGTGTATACAACATCAGAGAGTATTTTCTGAAGTAACATCAAAAATATACGGTTATGAAAAAGGTATTCGAAGACATTATAGCTAGCAATGATATGCAGGCTATCAAGAACTGTGTTACGATCATGGCAGATTGTTGTGAAGTCGGAATGAATGACAGCGTAATGCTTGATGTGATGAAGCAGGTCCAGGGAGAGATTGGCGCGTGTCATTATGACGAAGAAATGGCAGATATGCATCTTTGTCTCATAGGCCAGCTTCACACTAAAGATGTAGCCAAGGACTATTGGCATGAGGTCAAGAACGACAACATCAATCTCGAAGACTGGTGCGTTCTTTGGGGCGAAATGGTAAAGCGTAACGACGCAAAGATAAAGAAATGGTTCCCGAAGATCAACACGTACAACTACGAGCAAAAGATTTTCGATGAATGTATTTCCTTCCTGGAAAGTGGCAGACTTCCATATTACGACTTGAATGTCTAAAGTTTTTCGTTATTCTGAATGAAGTTTCGGTTTTTTTTGCTATCTTTGCAGAAAGAGACCGAAACTTTATTTTTATTAATTATTCAGGATAACAGATTATGACAGATTTATTAGATTCATCACAGATTCGGCAGATAGGTGTTACTATTTTTTCAGCTATACTTGCCTTTGCAACGCCAACAGAGGGATTCATCTTGGCGTTGGTTATCGCATTTGGCTTCAATATCTTCTGCGGTATGCGAGCTGACGGCGTGAGTGTTGTACGATGCAAGAATTTTTCTGTATCAAAGTTCAAGAACGCACTTTTAGAGATGCTCTTGTATGTTGTTATTGTGTATGTCATGTATGGAATCATGGTAAGTTGCAACGACAATACAGAAGCATTATTCGTGATTAAGATGCTTACGTATATATTCTGCTATGTGTATATATGCAATGCGTTCAAGAACCTTATTAAAGCATACCCTAAGAATGTTGCATTCAGGGTTATTTATTACATTCTGAGGTTTGAGTTTGCGAAGACATTGCCGAGTTACTGGAAACCGATTATTGACAGACTCAACAATGAGTTTGATAAAAAAGAGGAGGAAAACAAAAATGGCAAACAGTAAGATTTTAGAGCCGTTCATCCTAAAGTGGGAAGGTGGCTTCGTTAACGACAAAGATGATTTGGGAGGTGCTACTAATATGGGCGTGACTCTTGCTACGTACCGCTCAGTATTCGGCAGCAAGAAGACGGTTAACGATTTAAAGCGTATGACCAGAGTGCAATGGGGTGTAATCTTCAAGAAGTACTACTGGGATAAGTGGAAAGCTGATGATATTAAAGACCAGAACGTAGCCAATATCCTCGTCGACTGGGTATGGGCTAGCGGAGCCTACGGTATCAAGATTCCTCAGAGAGTTCTTGGCGTTGATGTGGATGGTATTGTCGGGCCGAAGACTATCGCAGCTATCAACGCAAGAGATGGCCGGGAACTGTTTGATAACATCAAGCAGGAAAGAAAAGATTTCATTGACCGTATCTGTCAGACAAGACCACAGAACAAAAAGTTCAAGAATGGTTGGCTGAACAGAATTAATTCACTTGCTTATGAAACTGATTGATAAAATAACAAGGGTTGTAATTGCCATTGCAGTAGCAATGCTGATTCTATCAATGATCTGTAGGTGCAAGACCAAGGAGCGTGTGGTAGAAAAACAGACATACATCACTGATAAACGTAACGAGGCTAAGTGGGATTCACTCTTCAACGCAAGGCTTGTCAAGGAGCTGGAATTATACAGAGCATCGCATAAAGAGTCTGTAAAGTCTACCACTAAAGAGAAGACACATGTCAAAGATAGTACAGCATCCAAGTACGATGCGAACGGCAACAAGGTTGGTGAGGATAAATTTCACTACGAATATCACGAGATATCACAGGAAGATGTACAGATACTGAGAGATAGTATTTCTAGTCTTAAAGAATACAAGGATAGCTCGGCGATATATCATAGCAAGTGTGACTCCTTAATCTCAGTGATAAGTAAAATATCGAAAGATAAAGTATATGTAGAGAAACAGTTGTCAAAAACAGATAAATTCTTCCTTAGACTCGGAAGAGTATCTTTTGCGATACTGATCCTAGGAGTTGTCGTTTTTATAGGGTATTTGATTATAAGAAACAGGAAACGTTCTTAGATTTTTTCATTGTTTTAATGTTTTTGTTGGTTGTTTAATAGAAAAAGGGGTGACCGCACGCGATGTGTAGCCACCACTAAACATATAGATAATGCACAGAAATTATTCTTCAGCTCCCTGGAGGAACTTGATACCATACTTCGTCTCGTAGTGTTTCTGCTGCTCTTCTGTCAACATTTTGGTTTCGCTGTCGTAGAACACGGTAAGCAGCTCTCCGTAATCTTTGTCGTAGAAGTAGTTGTATTTATTGCAGAGATAGTTCCTTGCGCAGAGACATCTGCTCGGAATGGTCTTGAACTTGCGTCGTGTCTTCTGTTTTATTCCATTCGTTGCTCTGTACCTGTCAAGCCTCAGCGTCTTTTTTAGAGATTCAGAACGTTTAGCTATTATCTCCGGTCTTATTATTGCCTGTGCACATTTCAACCGAAGTCTTTCTTCCGTTTCCTGGGTATGAGTAACGCCAAGTGCCTTTGCTATGCTTGTTACACATGACTTTGTTATTCCAAGTTCTTTGGAAATTTCAGAAGAAGAGTAATCCGGATATAGCTTACGGACAGATTCCCTGATCTTCTCTCTTTGCTCTTTTCTTGCGTCCTTGAACGAATCCCCATGCAACCTATGTAGCCACCAGTAAACAGTCTGTACTGCGCAACCGAAGCTCTTGGCCATTGCGTAAGGAGATTCGTAAGGGTGTTCCTTTATATATGTTTTCTGTTCATCTGTGATGTTCATGTATTACTTTTTATCAGAAGAGCCGTAGCCGTTATCGCCGCGCTCTGTTTTGTTTAATTTGTCCGTCTCGATAAGCATGATGTTGTCACTTGTTTCAAGATGAAATTGTACCACTTTGTCGCCAACCTTATATCGCGGCATTTTTGGAAATACGTGATAGAAGACAGCAGAAATCTCGCCAACAAAACCATCATCAATGGTTGCTTCTGAGTTACTGAGAACCATGCCAGTCTTCCATACAGAAGAGCGAGGGCGGAGCGTGAAGCACCTAGAAATGTCGGCAGGTTTGTTGCGGTTTTCAATCTGCAATGCAAATCCGAGGCCGTACTTCCATACATTAGGCGCAATCTCTTCTTCTGAAACCGCATAGCAGTCATAGCAGAAATCATCGTCATGCGCCTTGGATGGCATAATAGCGTTCTCGTTGGTCTTTTTGAATAAAACAGGCACACCAACAACCTCGGTGAATCTATCAATCTCCACGCCGTCAACATTTACCTGTCCGTAGAACATATCAGCAGGGCGAGTCCAAACCTTGCACTCTCCATAGAGAGCCTGATAAACAACTTCTTTCTCCTGAGTTTCACTATTAGTGACCTCAGTAATAAATCTGTAATAACCTCCTTTGAAATGTCTGTAAATCTTTTCCATTTTAATATTTAAAGTTTAAAATTCATGTTTCTTGCAAACCTTATCACAAGATGTTTCGCAATCTTTTTTGTAGCACCATCCATTGCCTAAGATGTCTTCGCATCCCATCCAAAGGCAGTTACCACAACATCTTTCTTCTTTTTCCATATTACTGATGTTTTATCACTTCCAAATACTTCAATTTTGCGAATCGGTATGAGTGATATATGCCACAAAGATTTTTCACTTTTGAAGTGAAGCACAGAATGCAGCCTGTATAATCATCAAATCCTAAGATAATATACTTTTCCTCTACATAACCTGCTACGTATGCCCCGATGTCCTTACCTTTATAAAGAACTCGCTCACCCATATGAGCATTGAAAAATTCCTCGTTTGTCATACGCTACTTGAATTTAATGATAAAAAACTCAGTATCAAGCCACTTGTCGGGGCATAAGCCTTTTTTAGGCTTCCCGATGGTGATACTCTCAATCTCCTTTTCGATACGTGGACTATCCTTGCGGTAGCCATTGATGAAGAGGACGTGGGTGTAAGGGCGATAAAGCACTTTTCCGCAATATGTTTCTGCCGCCACATCATAAGCTACTTCGCAGTTAGTGGTCAGTCGTTTAATCCAATACGGCTTTATCTCCCGATACTCTTCATCCTTTCTTCCGTCAGCAATCATGTCGAACCATTGCTTGCTGACTGTGAGGGTCAATACTTTCTTTTTCATCTTTCCACCTCCTCCCAATCTGTTGCGAGAATATCCTCAGAATCTTTGAAAACACAAGGAAAGAATTTGCCATCGCATACAGCCACAATAGTCTCAGAGACAATATGAATATAAGCTCCACATTCTTTCCAAATTACCCTTCTCACTTTCTTTCCTTCCTTCATTCTTCTCAGAGCCTCCGAGAAGCCAAATGTTTCCTTCTTCATTTCTTATATCTTTTTAATCTTCATACGCTAATTAATTTTTTCCTCAATCATTTTGAGATAGTAAAGTGTATTATTAATGGCAGTGGCATCCTTGCAAACACTTTTGTAACCATCAGCAACTTGTTCCAAATCTTTGATAACTTCTTGTAGCTTAATTTTGTCTTTCCAATCGAGGACCACTACTTTTCTTGTTTCTTCTTTCATACGCTAAAAAGGTATTTGTTTATTACTACTGCGAACATGGAGATATTTTATTCTCCACGCTAAATTATTTTCTACTTTAATATGCCCGTCTGGGAATTGATGTACTCTATCCCAATAAGCAAACATAGAGAATATACTTTTCATACGCTACTTTTCCTTATCGAATTTATTACCAATAACTTCAATGAATGCGATACATTTGTCTACATCGGAGAGTTCAAACAGATACATATCGTCATTCACTGTTCCATTCTTACGAATAAAGAATGCGCCACCGTAATCAGAATACATTACAGTATATTGGCTGTCAGAATCTGTATCAAGAAGAACATCACCTTCCCAAATTTCTTTGCCATCACAATCTTTCTGTCCTGTGAACATACAGATAGTATCTGGGTCGACTTCAGCACATCCCGAATGGAATGGTTTATGATCAATAGGTACTATCCATATAGTATTTTCAAAATGAGAGATTTCACCCTCTATCCATTCTCCGTTGTCAAGACGTTTTGCCTTGAACTTTATATTTTCTATTTTCATAAGCTATTCATATAAAATTGTTATTCTTTTACTTTTATCTACCTTCAATATAGCTTCTTTTGCTTTACCGATAGAAGAAAACAAATACGTTGGGCAAAGGTTATATGCGCCATAGTCCCAATAATGGATAAGTCCAAAGAGCAATGAATGTCTCTTATCTACACGATAAGCAAGGATTGGGTTATCCTGAGAATCGTAATGTATGCCTTTAACAGCCTTGCTTTTACGATACATATCTACTATTCTATAGGTTGCCATAACTATTTTGCTTTAACATTAGACACTCCATCAATGACCTCTACTTCATAACAATCGGGACAATAGTGTTTGCCATCTATCATTTCCCAATCAGAGTAGTCACCAATATCAACTTCTTTGTTACTGAATAGTGCAGAGCAAGTATCTGTGCCGCCAAATACTTCTCCGCATCTATCGCAAACAATCTGATACATTTTAATCGGTCTATACATAAGCTATTCTTCCTTCCCGTATAAAAGTTCAACACTCTTTCTTAGCACTGCCTCTATATGATCTCTTTCGAGGTCTCTAGGCTGTCTAAGAAGCCATTCTATATCTCCGTCTATCAATTCTTGATAGGCTTCCTTACATATTTGCATGCTCATATTTATATCTTCCAATATTTACCAATTAAATAACCGATAACTCCACCCATAAAAGCTACATATAGAACAGCTAGGGTAAGCACAATATAAAATCCAACCATAACTATTAATCTATCAATTTTATATTGTAATGAGCAGCGAGTGCGTTTTCCGCTTCTCTACAATGCGCCCTTATCTCTATTTCTCTTCTTGAGTCATAGCAAGCTTCTGGTGGAATTTTTCTTCTACAACGTGCAAACATACAGAAAAAATCACAAGTTGCATATAGACCAAACTTTTCTGATAGTTGTGCTCTTTTCATTTCTACTTTATTCATATTAATAACCCTCCAACTCTTTAAGTGCCAAGACTAACTCGTTTTGAATATGAATTGTAGTGCCTTCACTTAATTTTATTCTTTTTGAGCCAATAATCTTGGAAACATTATTAATGTGAACTATTGCTTTTTCTTTGCTCATTGCTTATTCTTCTTAATGATTACCGTATTCCCTCCGAATCTCGTATGATGATGAATTTCACCTTCATCATCAAAAGCTTCTATTCTAACCCTTGTGATACCGGTTTCAATAACATTTCCTATTAGGATACGTTCATTATTGCAATTGGAAAATAAAACCTTATCACCAATTCCAATTTCTTTTCCAAAAAAATCTTCCATATTCTATTCTTTTTACCCTCTCCCTTTTACAGGAGAGGGTGGTTAGTTACTCTGTTACTTTCTTTATGCTTTCTGAAAATGTTTTGAGCCACTGAGTATCCTTTTCGGCAGCAACTACAGATTTATTATACTGCTCCAAATTATACTTCATAGACTCTATTAAATCAGTGCGATTAGCTTGTTTTTGAATCCACTCATCTTTAGGGATGATATTCTCCACATAAACATGGCGGCAATCAAAATCTAAACTATCAATTAATTGACTTTCCATAAAGTCCTTAACACCCTCGTATTCTTTGGATGGTGGAGTCCATCTTCTAACTTTGGATAGCATTGCATTGTATCTGTTTTTGAGAGCTTCATTCTCTTTCAATCTATCCTCATTTCCCTTGATTACACCATTGACATAAGAAAGATACTCTGCTTCAAGTTCTTCCTTTGTCTTAGGGGATGCAAGATGCTTTTCGTACTCAGCTTTTGCCTCTTCGTATTTCTTTTTATAATAATCACTAGGACATATCTTGTCAGGAATTTCGTATCTACTAAGGTTAGGATATTTTCCTTCAAATCTTAGGTAGATACCGAAGTTACGCAAGTAACTATTTGCAAATTGCTCAAATGTTATATCTTCACCATCATATATTGGTGCTGTAAATCCTGTTGGCATATCACTATCTTATTTATATCCTTGCGGATAGTTAATCAATCTTCTACAATAAATCCATTTTCTGTGCAAGTGTCAATAGCACGAATGGCTATCCAAATAGCCTTGTCTGCTTCTTTGTCTCTAAGACTACTTCTCAACTCACACAACTTTCTCTTTGCTTCTGTTGCATTCATATTACTATTTATTTGTGCCAGAAGGCGGTTAATAATCGCGTCTTATCTCAACTTTCCACTCCTTAGAAGAGAACTTCTTTTTGAGGTTTTTAATTAAATTCTCTATCTCTTCAAGAGACTCAAAGGCATTAACTAAATCCCCTACTTGATACCAGCGGCCCCATCTGCCTGTTTGCTCATCTTTCTCCTTTTGAGTGAGTGGCCTAACAAACTCCCCTTCGATGGTTTGATATTCATTTGGAATTTCAATTCCACCCAAATATCCACTTACCGAGCTGTTACCACACACATTGCTTACTTTAATATACAATTTTGCGTAATAATGTATTGCTTCACTACAAAGACCACAAAAAGAACTAATTACGATATTCATGAGTCTTTTTTTGTCTTTAGTATAGCTACCCATAGTTGTATATGTTTTATCAGAAAGATCAAACTGAAATCCTTCTCCAATATTCTGAGGAATAACCCCAGTTATCTTAGATATATCAAATCCCTTTTCTATTCGTAAATAGCTGTTTGTATTCATACGCTTAGTCTTTACCATTAATGAAATCCTCATACTCACCTATCGTGATTTCCACGAAGTCTGGATTTTGCTTTTCAGCTCTAATACTATCATCGAAGTAAACGAAAATGCGGTCTTTGTGACGTAAAAGCTGGGTGATGGAGAATCGGCTGACGTGCGGAACTTCGATATTCAGTTCCTTCAATATCTTGAAATGATGAGTAAAGGATTTATATGATGTAAGTACTGCTGCTATTGCCTTACCTTGCTTACTACGCTTGTTAGGCGCAATAGCTATATAGTAACCGTCCTCCAATTTTACACCGTCTACCTTCTTCCACACCTTCTTATCTAACGTATCGTAACGCTCAGAAAGAACCCATATAGCGGTAATCTCGTACTCTCTTGTGAGAGTTCTGTTAGGCTGATAGCCCTGATATTTTTCAAATTTGAAACCTACGGCTTCTTCTACTCTTTTCATGTAGGCCTGATACTCTTTTTCTTCAGCATCAAGAACACCCTTAATGTATCCATAAGTATTACTTCCCTGTTTTGCTTCGTACAACATATACCTTACTTTTTACGATGATTATACTTTTTAATAGCATCTTTCCTTGAAGCTGCCATAATATTAACACCCTTGATGGTGAACTCATGCTGTGCCTTTGGCTGACACTTCTGTTTGTCAGAAGGAATGTCGCCTTTCGGAACATTGAATCTAATACGTGGAAGACCAAAAGGGAAATCACTCATCTGATATTCCATTTCAGTTTTCATGCCAATTATTGATAGTAGTCCATTCATAATCTACCCTTTCTTTTTCTAAGTTCTAACATTCTCCTAGTTCTGCGATTTTCCTTGCCGCTAGGAGGGTTGCCACCAAGCTTTACTTCGGGGATTTCATAATTCATATAGATGGAAGCTTCTTTATTGAGTGCCTTAACTGCTTCTTTAATCAAGGCTTCTTTTAGTGATACACCATTTGGTGTTACAATTATCTTTGCATCGTCTCTAATCATACATAGCCCTCCTATTTTTGTTTATCAGTAATCAACTTGCGTAATTGAGATATAACCTCACCTGCGTTCTTATCATGCGCTCCTTCGTAAAGTCCGAGACGAAGCATAATGATGTTTAGTGCAGGGTCGTTAATCTCAATAGCCCTTTCTGTGAGTACTTTAAGTACCTGTGCTAGAATTCGAAAAGATGCAGCATAAGGAACGCTTTTTGAGCATTCAGCTATTTCTTTCAAAAACCTTGGCAAATCAACCTTCCATGCCATATCGTCCATAACATAGTTCCGAACATTCTTGCTTTTGATTTTCTTCATATCTAACCCTCCACGTCTTTAGTTGTACCTACCAATGATTCATTGCCGATGTAAGGAATACAGAATTTCCAAGTACAACATGTAGTTACATATCTTCCATCATCTTCTTTAATATGACTAAAGAAACTTGCTCTCCACATATCATTATAACTATCTCTAACTAATACTTTCTCAAAAGGTTTGAATTGGAGTTCTTTTTTAATATCCACAATCTGTTTCTTCTCAGCATCCCAAGCCTTGCCTTTCTTTGCAAGAGCTTCAAAGAGCTGCTGCTTCTCTTCTTCTGTAGATGAACGAGCTGTACAAAAGTCTTTTTGGCAATAACTATCCTCATTAACAATAGCTATGTTACCGTCAAGAAAAGCATGGCCATAATACTTTTCGTCATCTTCTGCTTTGAAAAGATAGATAAGCTTATCTCCAATATGAGGCATAATGGTGACAACATCCCCATCCTTGAACTCAGACTTTTCAATTTTCAAAGTTTCAAAGTTTAACTTATAGCCTAGTCTTTTCTCTATTTGGCGGATGTATTTCTGAGCGTCTTCTTTGTTTGCTTTGCTGAAATCTGATGTTGGCAATTCGTCTTCATACTCTCCGAAGCACATTGTAATACCCTCATTTTCCCACAGATAATTATTACCATTGAAAGTTTCGTAGGTATCATCATCAAACCCCTCGAAGATAACATGTGCATTTCCATCTTTGTTAACTAGAATGTCTCCTGTATTCCAAGCGAGCTTAGACCAGTCTCGCATTTCTTTGGAAGGAAGGAGAATCTGTAAGCCATCAAGCCAACTTTCTTCTGTACCTAATTTTGAATAATCAAACAAAAAAGTGCTGCCTACTTCATTAGTTGATGTACATTCAATATAAGTGCCAACATCTGTTATGTGAACTTCATCTAACTTTACGTCTATATTGCGTAATAAGTCATACAACTTAGTTCCTTGCGGCTTATCCTTTAGAATTTCCGCTATATTAACCTTTTCTTCCATAACCATTAACTTGCTTTATAAAGATTAAACCACACCTTATTACTCTGTTTACTCTTATAAACATTACCTTCAAGGTCGAAATAAACACGTTTCTTCTGATTGAACTTCTTCATCATTGGCTGATTATCTTTGTATGTCGTTACATCATACTCAACCAATGAAGAACCACGTTCATTCTTTGTTGGAGAATAACCTGATTCTGGTATGAAACGTACCTCAAATTCTTTATTCCCAATTTCAAAATTCGCTGTAGCCATATTACTTCACTCTTTTAAATTGAACAGCCTTTCCGTCTTTTCTAGTGCTTGCGCTACAGTCAAAATCTCCGCAAACATTCTCATAGATATTGTTACATATCTCATCGAAAAAACAGCCATTACATTGTTCTTTCTCTGTCTCAACCACCTTCAAGACGATTTCTGCCCCTATAGCTAAATCTTCCATTGTTACACCTCCTAATCGTTATTGCGTTTTAATTTAAGTTGTCTCATTTTTGCCTTTACTGCGCCAACTGATCGCCCTAGAGCCTTTGCGAGCTCTTCATCAGACATTTTATCGAAGTTGCGTGACAGGAAGTTAACCTGGATGCCATTCCAAGGTAGGAATGCGTTATTCTGGTGTTCTTCGCCATGATAGTCAACGCCATTAAGCTTCAGTCCTTCGTCGGCAGCGTTGTCTATCCTTTCCGGATTGCATACCTTCATTGCAACCACCTGCAAAGCCCTGTAAATCTGACCGCCTTCCTTGAAGTATTCAGCATCCTTGTCCGGTATGAGGATCCTGGCAACCTCTCTCATCGATGCATACATACCATACATAGACTGTATGAATTCTCCGCAAGGTCTTATGCTGCCGGAACTGATGCCACGTTCGCTCATAACGTCATCAAACTTCGTGCACATATCGTGCAGCATGATTGACAGGTTGTAGGCTACGCATGCATACGCCTGAAGCTTGTGTTCCTTGATGTTGTTCTTCAGAAGAATATTATCGGTCGTGTAGAAGAGTCTCTGTATATCAATCTTCAGGTCTTCCTCCATGCTGTCCGTAATATCAAGCCAGAGCTCGTACTGCGAAATCTCGGTAGTATACTTCTTGAATATACCTATAAGAGTCTCTGAACGGGAGAATGACTCCTTTATGCGATACTTAAGTTCATGCTTAAACAGGTCCTTCCTCTCACTGAGATTGTCGTGCAAGTCTTTGATTGCCGTCTGTGTGATTGTAGCGAGAGAACCGATAATGAGGTAATAGAGCGAAGTGATATGGTCTACGGTTTCCCTGTCCGGCTCCTTGTAGTTGATGAAGAATGCTCCTTTTGGTGTGAAATTATATGCCGACATTCCTACACCTCCTTCTTTACTGCCAATGCGCAGCTGATACAGAATAGCATCAGGAGCGAAAGGAAAATATGTTCAACCATGAAGCAGATGAACCCGTAACCTGCGATAATTGCTGCGATGATAAGCAGGATCATCACTATTGTATGTTTGTATTTCTTCATATTACTTTGATTTAATGTTTCCGTATGCAGCTACATAGCTATCAAGTTGCTGTGTTGCGTGAACTAGTTTTTGATTGTAGCTATCTCGTTCTGCCCTAGCCTTAGAGATAAAGATAAAGCTAACGATAAATGATATTACTACCGTTACCACGATGAGCAACCAAGGCAGCTTGTGTACTGCCTTGTTGATTGCTCTTCCCAGGTTTCTCACAATAACCCAGGAGTATATCCAGATGAACACTACCGCTTGCTTTGTGGTAGCATTCTCGATACGTTCTTTCTGTGTCATAATTCTAAAATTTACTTGGTTCGGTTGCACCAGTTATCGGTAGATTGCCAATAACCGGCCATCCATATTTCTTTCTTTGTCGCATCAGGATGTTCATTGAGCCATTCCTCTGCCATTTTACTTACGTCTGCCATTTCTGTCTCGTTTTGATTCTTTTTCAAGTTTTCTCTTTAGCTTTTCAAGAGGTGATTTTTCAATATCAACACCCTTTAAGCGGCAATGTTCTTCGTAGGATATTGCATTCTTTTTTGATTCCTCATATTCTTTCTTTTGTTTCTCAGCTAACTTTTGAGAATCAATTTCGGCTCTCTTTTCGTAAAGCTTACACATGTATTTTTCGAGAGCAATAAAAAGTTTTTGAGGATTCACTGTCTTTCCTACATAGATTTCGCCATACTCACCCATAGAAAACTCGTAGAAGAATCTAGTAAGCTCACTAGGCGTAAGGTGATAGTATTCTTGTCTGATACGCTGTGCCATAGCCTTGAACTGGTAAGGAGTAGTCGAATCAATAGCTCCAATAACCATAAACAAGTCGATGAGCATTATCTTAATCCAGAACTCGCTTGCGCCATCTTTGAAGTACTTATCAATACTAACAAACGACATGCCGCCTCTAGCTACAGAATCATATACAGATGTAATTGCATCTGTCCGATTTTGCAGGGTAGGATATTTGTCCAGGAATAGCGCATATTGTCCGCCGTATTTTTCCACCGCTTGCTTACATTCAGTCGGCAAGGATTGAACTAATTTTATTGAAAGTTCGTTGCTGTTGTTCATAACTGTTTACACCATTGTTTTTAGGAGCGTACAACCCGGAATAGTTGTTTCCCATCGAATGCTCAACGATAACTTTTGCGTATTCGGGATTTCCGTTCGACATCTTTAAAAGCTTCTTTTTAAGAGCCGCAAGACCACGAGGTTGATACTTCTGACGTTTCTCTCTCTTGTATGCAAGCCACATATCGAGAGCTTCCTGGCAAGGGTAAATCTCCTCCTGCTGCCCTTCTTCCTCAAAGTCTGATAAATCGTTGCCTAACGAGAACGCAGCACCCATACAAAAGATTTTCTGTTTCTCTGCGTCATTAGGAAACAACTCGCTAGACTTCTGACGTATATTAGTTGGTAACATCATAAGCTATTGTATGTAATTTTGTTGTCTTTCTATATCATGCTGAATATGCAGTAGTGCGATATATTCATCAGAATCAGGAAAATCAAATCCAGCTTCCTCTTTTGCCCACGATTTGAAATCAGAAATTGATTTGCTCATTTCGTCTTTCGTAAGGTCAGCAGAAGAACGGAGATACTTATAGCATTCTCCTGTGAATTTATCAATTCCTTCTCTGAGGAATATATCTTTGTTCACTACCAGCTTATAGAAATGCGTCTTAACTTCGTCTAGAGTGTAGCCGTATTGGAGACCGAATGCAGATAGGAGCAAATGAAGATAGGCATTCTGCTTCAAAGAACGTCCACGTTTTTCTTTCAGCTCTACCATCGCGCCTTTGTTCTCCAACTCGGCTACTTTTTTCCTAAACGTTTCAAGTTCAAACACATTTTTCAGGTTGAACCACATAAGCGTTGAATGCTCGCTTGATTAGAAGGGAAGGTCATCAGAGTTCCCTCGTTGCTGTTCTTGCTGCTGTGCAGACTGCTGTTCAGGTGGAAACAGATTTTGCTGATTTGCCGGATCTGCCACGCCAGCAGCATTAGCAGAACTTGCCATAGCTTGTTGTGACACCTTAGTAACATTCCAGGCACGGATGCTGTTGAACCAACGGCCCTGATACTCGTGAGCATCAATATCAAAGCTAACGTTAATAACCTCACCACTCTGAATGTTGAACTGAGCCAGACGGTCTGCTCCGAAAACATCAAAGGCCATCTTCTTAGGATATTGCTCTTGTGTTTCTATTACATAAGTCTGAGACTTCCACTCACCTCTTGCAGAGACGCCGCTTCTTTCAGGTAAAACGGCAATAACTTTTCCTTGAATTTCCATTATTTTTTATTTAAAGAATTTTGTAAAACCAAATCTGCCAACTCATCAAAGTAGGCTGCATCCTTGATAGCGGAGTCCTGTTCGCCCGTAACCTTTGATGCTATTGAGCCTTTCTGCATAATCAAGCTATAAAGATAGCCGTCGATGGTATTTGCACCCATGAGAATCCACGATGTAACCGCATTCTTCTGACCGTTACGATAGGCACGGCATTCACACTGCGACAAGTCTGCCATCGTCCATGGGAGCTCGACGAACACAACATTGGAAGAAGCCGTAAGCGTAAGGCCTACGCCTGCTGCTTTGATGGAGCAGATGATGATTCTCTTTTTCCTAGCCTGAAAAGAATCGATAGCCCACTGCTTCTGCTGCTGGCTATCGGAACCGGTTACGGTGCAAACCTCATCCGGGAACTCTTTCTTGATTGCACTAACGACATCACGATGCTCGGCAAATACGATTATCTGTTCTTCGGTATCATGAAGGAACTCTATCGTCGCCTTCATCTTCCCTCGACCGGATATCGAACGAAGGTTCATAAACCTGACAAGAGCCTTCATTCTAAGCTTTTTCCTAGCCTCTTCCTCGGAGCAGCTCTTGTATTCGAGAAGGAACGTGAGCAGGTCTTTCTGACAGGTATCGTACTCTTCCTGCGTTTCCGGGTCGAGGGCGACACTGATGGTCGTTCTGGTCAGATCCGGCAAATCCTTAAGAACATCTTTCTTTTCTCTCCGGAAGTAGCACGTTTCGTGTATCTTCCTGTTAAGCTCTTCAAGATTCTCGTTCTCACCGTACCTGTTGCAGAACTCACCAAAACCTCCGAACTCGTCGTTCAGACGACCGAGGATAGCAAGCTGGCAGGCCAGGTCTGTTGCGTGATTGACAACGGGCGTACCTGTAAGCTCATAGATATACTCCTTACCCTGGCACAGTCCCATGATGATTTTAGACTGCCTTGTGGACGGATCCTTGACTCTTGCGGACTCGTCGATAATCACAGACTTGATAATCTTCAGTTCATCACGAAACAGGAAGTTTTTCAGCCGTAACGGTTTCGGACCGAGGCTTACGACAAAGTATTTTGCAAGAGACTCGTAATTGCATATCACTACATCATACAGGTTCATCTTAGTAAGATGATATCCATATGTCGCATTGACGGAATCGGTAAGAATGAGAGGCCGGAGGTTCGTAAACTTCTTTATCTCTCGTTCCCAATTAACCTTAAGTGCGGCAGGGCAAACAACAAGGCAAGGAGTTGCCTTTGCACGTTCAATGGCGACGATAGACTGAACCGTCTTACCGGTTCCCATGTCATCGCCATTGATACAGCGTTTCATGGCAAGCTCCATGCGCACACCTTCTTCTTGATAATCGTATAATTTCGGTTTATCTGACATAATAATAAATTATAATAAACACCACATGCGGAAAGCCCATTCAAGAGCCTTCTCCCTACCACGCAAATACAACTCGTCACCACGTTCAATCTTCTTGTAGAATACTTTCTTCTTGGTCTTGGAGACCGCAAAGATAAAGTCCATGTTTCCGTATCTTGGGTCTAAACTGTGCGTAAGATCCATGTACCACGCTCGGCTTCTATCCCAGTCCACGAAATCAATCTGAGCTTCAAATTGTTCTTGTGACGTAGCTGCGGTAGTCTTCAAATCACCGCCGAACTCGCCGAGCCACCAGTCAAACTTGCAGCGTACAGGAAGCTCGAACTCGAAGCCCTGGTATTCCATCTTCATATGCGGATTGATGAATGTTTTCTGACCGACCGCATTCTTCAGGACGAAATCAAGGAACCTATCCTTCGTTGCCTGTTTCTTCAGAACAGCAAGCCGGTCTAGCCCCCATTTCCAATCCTTCTCCGTATATTTCTCGTCATCGACAGTCATGGCGTAATGATTGCACTTTTCCGGTTCGGTAACGAGAGCGTCAACGAGAGTTCCGAGATGGAAAGCCTTTCTCTTGTCCTCTTCCTTTACGAAGTTGAGCTGCGGGTTCAGGGCAAATTTCAACGCAGTGAGGTCCGAATTGGAGACCTCACCACGAGAATAATAAGGGTCAAACGGTTGTTCTGCCATATTACTTAGCCGTTACCTCATCCTCATATTTAATATAAGGAGAAACGATATACTCTTCTTCGCTGTTTGCGTGTTTCTCGCAAGCCTTGCGCATGAATTCCAACTTAGAAGCAAGTTTGTCAGGAGCCATCTTGGAGCCTTCAATCGTCCACCACTGCTGAATAATGTCGAGCCAGGCATTCTTGTCGGTAACAACAAGACGTTTCGTTACCTTGATTTTCTGCTTACCGGTTTCTCCAACGGAAGTCTGAGCGAAGAGTGACTGGGCCTGTGCGGTAGCGTGCTGGGCTGCATTTTCTGCATCACGCTTCTCCTGCTCAGCCGCAAGCTTTCTCTGCTGCTCTTCCTTAGCAGCCTCATCAGCCTTACGGATAGCCTCTTCCTTAGCCTTACGTTCAGCCTCAGCAGCGGCAGCTTCTGCTTCCTTACGTTTGCACTCTTCCTCAGCAGCCTTCAGCTCGGCTTCCTTTGCCTTGCGTTCAGCCTCGGCAGCTTTCCGCTCTGCCTCCTTGCGCTTGCGCTCCTCCTCGTCCTTGATACGCTGAATCTCCTCCTGCTTCTTGCGCTCTTCCTCAGCAGCCTTACGTGCTTCCTCCTCTTTGCGCTTACGCTCCTCTTCAGCCTTGCGAGCTTCCTCTTCCTTACGTTTACGCTCCTCTTCTGCTTTCTTGATTTCAAGAAGTTCAGCAATCTTAGAATCAAACTTCATAAGGAGCTCATCACGTGTAGCATTTACGGTCTGCTTATAAGATGCAAGCAACGATGCGGAAATCTCCTTGTATGCGCCGTTCATAATATCCTTTGCATCATTTTCCTCAATTTCGGAAGAGTATGAAGGCTTGTTATTAACGAACAGATGTCCGAGGTCAAGAACATCAGAACACTCTGTAATACGTTTCTTAACTTCATCCTTGTTGTCAAGGGTGAGAAGAGAGAACGTGTTATTAAGTGAGTTGATAGCAGCAGAAGAATGCTCTGTGAGGAGATTGTTCAAGATATCAATCGTATCAGTCTTTAGCTTAATCTTGGCCTCCTTGATGCGCTCCTGGCGCAGGCGTTCCTGCTCAGCCTTACGCTGCTGTTCAAGCTTGTATGCCGCATACTCGTTGCGCTTCTCCTGAATCTTATAGACAACAGAATCGGTGTTCTTGATAGAGATAAGGTTCTCCATCATAGTAAAACCCTTACGGACAATATCGAACACTTGGGTAACACCCTTACGTTTCTCCGTCATTGCTTTCTCTGTCAGTTTAGCTTTCTTGATAAACTCAGCGGCTCTCTCGTCAAGAGCATCGTTCATTCCGGATACGCCAATATCAAACAACAGAGACTCACCTGCATTCACGCATGCCTCATAAGATTTCCTGTTGGCTTGCACCGCATTTTCCGTATCAGATTTTAGCGTTGCAATCTGTCTTGTAATATTGTTGGCTTGTTGTTGTACCAACTGCAATTCTGTATTTTCTGCCATATATAACAATTTTAAAATGGTGAATCACTGTCAACCTTTACCTTGACGCCTTTGTCTTCCGGTGCGGTATCTCCGGCGCCAAAGGCTTCCTGAGTCGGTTTCTGCTGAGTCTGCATGTCGATATCGGCCTGCAAAAGAGCGCCCAGACCAACCTTCAGTTTAGGATAGCCCTTGAACGCATGCTTGCATGTCTTCGAGATAAGGAAGCCTGTGTCGATATCTCTGAAATACGTTCTACCATCGTTCCCGACATAGTTTCCTCCGTAAAGAGCGTTGGCTTTGTGGTCTTTACCTCCGAACTTCTCCGAATACGTACGGAGACGGTCGATACCTTCGCGGTCAAGAACGAAGTAATCGTAGGCATTGTTCGGAAGAATAATCTTCACGTAACAAGCAACGATGTATGAATTTTCAGGTCGAGGATAAGTCTTTGCGTAATCAACGTACTTATGACCGTCTCGCTCACCGAAACGAAAATCGTCACAATTGTAAACTACTACAGGATTGTCACAACGAACAATCTGACCGGCTCGCTGGCGAAGAAGGATTTCTCCATATCCTGTATAGGTAATCTTGGCCGTATAATTCGTTTGTCGGGTATTCTTGTCGTAGTTGCTGTAGCCCATGAGGTAGCAGAGTGTCGTAGTTCCCTTTTCTAGCGACAATCCATTAATAGCCAAGTTCATGAAGGCATCATGAATATTCAGTGACGGAGATTTTTCAAGATAGCCCTTGAAGGGGCCGTTGAGAAGTTCTTCGTTGAAGAATGCCTTCTGCTCTTCGAAGAATACTTCTCCGCCCTCTCCGAACTTCTGATTGTACACCTCGATGAATCTGTCTCTTGCCAAATCGCAAATTTGATTATGAGGCGTTTTGTTTAACTGCTCTATATCCATTTGTATAGAATTAAAAATTAATGTACCCTATCTAAATACCTGAAGTAAGTTTCCACCGTCACGCTTTCGCCCTTTTCATTAAGGCGTTCATAATGAAGTGGAACCTTACCGAGTTTTCTACCCTCACCTTCAATGTAGTTGAGGTATGCCGCCTTTCGGGCCAGCTGTACCGACTTGCTTCGTGGAAGTTCCATGATGCACGCATGCACCTTACGCAAGTCAAGTACAGCACAGGCCATCTTGGCGGGCATTTTTGCTATTCTGTTATCCATTTCTGTCATTACACTTCCATAATAGGAATCTCAGGACAGAGCTTACGAATCTTATCAAGCTCCGTATTGATGATCTTGTCGCGGGATTCTTCGATGATACATTCTGCATCAGCAGAGATAAGCGTCAGTAATGCCATGTTGCATTCGACGTGAGCGATAGTCTCGATTGAAAGCTTCTCAGGCTCTGCGCCCTTGAAAATAGGAATATTGATAGTGAACGATGGAGGAAGATTAGAGTCTACAGCCTTCTCATAGTTGTCAGTCACGGAACCATTGTCGCTGTATTCCTTCTTGATTGTTGTCTGAACCTTCGCCGAGAAGCTCTTGAGGAGATTGACGAGTTCCATGTTCTTCTCCTTCGTCTCGAAGAAAGAACGATTGAGTCGGAAGAAGTCACCAAGCTGTACCGGTTTCCACAACTTACCGTCATTGATATGGAATCCCGAAAACTGACGAGACAGCTGAATAGAGCCGATGATTGTCTGTGTAGTGCGCTCATCATTCTCGTTTGTAACAAGAGTAACAACGAGCTTCTCTCGATTAACCAGGATATGCGTATGATCTTTGTCAATCTGCTCTGTGCCCCAACGCTTCTCAAGGAAGGCATAGATACAGGTAATAACACCGTCTACCTGAAGATTAAGAGGCTCCTTTGCAGGAAGCATATAAGGGCTCTCGTTACCTACCTCACGGAGAACAATCTCCGCATGATCCTGTCCAGGAGCGAGGTCTATCTGCAATTTTTCATTGTTCATTTTACAAAATATTTTAGAATTTAGAAACTATGTGAAAGCAGACTACATAGCCTGCTTGTCACGATTAAGTGAGTATACATTGCTAGGGAGTTCGTCACGTGTTGCCGGACGGGAAGAAACAAGATTACCCTCCTTATCATAGAAGGCAGTCATCTTTGCTTCACGGTCAACGAACTTGTAAACCTTCTCGTTAACCATGCTACCCTTCTGCTTGATTTCCTTAAGAAGAGAAGAGATCTCTTCCTTGATAGGCTTCAGCTCTGCCTTTTTCTGCTCACGGAAATCCTTGATTTTCTCCTCGATGTCAGATGCGCGTGCAGACTGAAGAGCGAACAGGTCCTTCTTCTTCATCAGCTCATCAGAGTTGAATCGCTTGATGAACTCCATTTTCTCAACAGAGTCCGCGTTGTTGGCGAGGAAATCCTCACGCTCCTCCAGATTCTCATACTCATGACCGAGGGTTGCTGAAATAGTTGCTTTTTCTTTTGCCATTGTGTTATATGAATTAATGTGTTAATACTCGGCGCCAGCGTCCACGCTTAAATTTCTTGTCCGCGTGAATTCCGAACAATTTCGGTATTGTTACGCCATTCATCATAGGAAGCACATTGCCCTTCTGCAAAATACTTTCGAAATGAGAAGAAGTGACAGGAGCGTGGCAGATGATGTTCTTCTTGACATCATACAGGTTGCCGTACTTTGATACTACGCCCATTACACGTCCTCCTCCATTATTTTCAACAACTCACGGAAACCTTCAGCGCCATGCACCTCTCCGTTTTTCACTTTTTCCTGGAGTTCGTCGAGCTTCTTCATCTTAGCGAGGAAAGAGTTCTTCTTGTCCTCAAGCGAATTGAGGCGCTTGGTGATTGCCAGTTCCGGGTTATCACTGAGAATGATGTCCAATGCGATGCCGGCGAAAAGGTTCGTATTATTCTCCCTCTTGCCTTCATCATCAATCTCGTCGATATCACGAGTAAACTGGTTTTTGCCGTCGATAACCTTCTTGATTTCATTGAACTCAGAAAGATTCTTCGAAATGTCGAATGCTCTGTCAACAAGAGCCTGCTTGTCAATTACTACACTGACGATAATTTTGTCTTTGTCCATAATTTAAAATATTTAGAATTAAACTACTAGTCTTCCTTATCCCAACCAAGGAGATGTGCGACGAATGCGCATGCAGCGAACATAGCTACTGTTGCTATGAGACTATTGATAATAATAACCATATCTTCTTGTTTTATACCTTATTATATAATATAGCAATCGGACGGTGGATAATCAACGATTTTCCACTCGTTCTTCTTTATCTTGATAGCCTTACGGAATATTACAACAGACTCGCCGTTATGACGTTTCCTATTGTGAGCGATAAGTCTTGCCACCACAGCCTTTGTTGTAATCGAGAACTCTCTGAGCTTTGAGGTATAGAGGCTCTTGACATCACATATCACAATCTTATCGCCTTCCCGGTAAACGAAGTCGGCAGTATAGTTATGCCCGTAAAGCAGTGACCTTCTCTCATACTTGACCTTAGTTTTAAGCTGCTTTGGTTTCAGCATCCATACCGGGTTGATGGCCGTGATGGTTACCTGTCTGTGTATGCAGCTTATACCAGGATCATCGAGGATGGTCTGCAAGTACAGATACTCCTCTCTTGAATCGTATTCGTTCCCGTCAGGAGCGTAATACTTCTTTGAACCTACGCGTCCCATGTCTTGCCGGCCTCCGCTCCGGGATTTTTGAAAAGCAGATTGATAGCCTCAGATCCGTACCTCTGCCACATTCCGTTACCCCACTGAATAAGATATTCACCCTTTCGGGCTTCGAGCTTACCGTCCGTACGTTCCGGTTTAAGGCGAACAGTAATATCCCTTCCGTTCTGTTCTACGTTTTCAACGCATTCCAGATTCCGAAGAGCATTAATGTTTTCCTTACTGATTCTTATTATGTTTTTAACTTTCATCTATAGTAAAACCTCTCCGTTTAGCCAACCACGCAAGGCAGGAGAGGTGATTGCACGTGGTTATTGTGAGATGGAGTAGAAGTCAATGTTAAAGGGAGGAGGGACAATAGACACCCTCACTCCCAAAGATAATCAAAAACTGTAAATTTATGGCACTCACAATTAAGTGAGCCACATGCAGGACTCGAACCTGCGGCCTGTCGGTATCTTGGACTGCTCTGACCAACTGAGCTAATGTGGCTTGTACCTCCTACTTTCACAAGCAAGAGGATATTAATACTCAAATTTAAATATAAATGACTTATAAGAAAAAGTGCCGACCTCTGTCAGCTAATGAAAAAATATTTTTTGAAATTTACCTACTTGGGAAGCCCAGGGGAGACTCCAACTCCCAACCTCGCGGAAAGAGAACCGCGGCTCTATGCAGTTGAGCTACTGGGCGACGCATAAGTTAACCAATCAAAATTCTTGAAAAATGAAAGAAAATTGGGACGAGAGGATGGATTCGCACCATCGACCTCCAAGGACACTTCCCCTGGCGCTCTACTACTGAGCTACTCTCCTCAGAAATAAAAAATAATTCCTTCTAAAAGAAATAGACGTATCCTATCTTCTCAGACAAGATACGCAAGAAACAATCTTTTCACATATAAACAATTTAGAGCTTTCAATAAACATTTGTGGCAGGTACAGAACTCGAATCTGTGACCTCTAGGTCATGAACCTAGCGAGCTACCAACTGCTCCAACCTGCGATGTATGCAGCCTATCTTCACAGACGAGCTGCATTTTTAATTGAATTAATTTGAATATGAAATACAATGAATTACTTTTTGGAGGCTAGGGCTCAACGAAGAACCTCTTGCGATGATAAGATCGGTATCATTTTGTTATCGCCGTGCATCAGTTACACTACTAACCTCTTGATTATATTTTATGAATGAGCAATTCTCACTTCATTTGGATTTACCAGACTGCAACGTTTTCGGCAGTGCTTGCACCGACAATTCTTCGTTCCGGTGTAGTCCGTCTGCTTACTTGATGCAGATTAGCTGGATTTTCGTATGTCGTGCGTCCTTTCGCCAGGTCACGGCATCCATTGATGCTCTCCAGTTACTTCTTTTACACGCATACTATTTCTGTGCATCAACATGTCAAAGAACTATCTTCCATGTCCGCTCAATGAAACTCTCATCTGACGCAAGATTGTCGCTGCCCGAACGACCTACTTTATAAGGTATAAGGACTTACCTTTGCGCCGTCAGAGAGGAATTCAACTACTAAACGGAACTAAAAAAAAGAGTGTGACTGAGGCGAGGCTCAAACTCGCGACCCGGTGATTAGGAATCAACCTGCTCTATTCAACTGAGCTACTCAGTCTGGTTTGGGGCGAAAGAAGCTAAACGAACAGACATCGCCCCAAAGTGTCTACCGCTGTAGACGTAAACAAAATAACTAACAACATGCTCTCACGAGCAAATGAAACAAAACTATAACTTTAACCATACCAATATTTCAACACACTTTATGCTCTTCAATGAGCTCATCTATATCGGACTTTTTAAAGAATGCGGTGTTACCTATCATATAATGATGAATCTGGCCGCTCTTTCTCAAGTCGTGTATATAACCAGTGCTCATACCAATATACTTGGCGAACTCTTTTGTAGAGAGCCAAATCTTTTCGACAGGCTCTACTGATACTTTCTTGCGAGGCATAGGCTATTTTTCGATTAATGGAAGAATTTCATGTTTCTTTAACTCATTATACAAGAACAATCTTCCTTTCTGAGTCCACTTTGTATGCATTACTGAACCTACACTACCATCACGGTGAGTGATAGAAACTGTTTCTGACTGGACATAGCCACAAGGGAGATACTTTGCGTAGAGAATCCACTGACCACCAACTTTATGCTGAACGCCGAAGTTTCTCAGCAAGATGTTGAACGCTTTTGCTGATTGACCGTAGTCCTGAGCAATCTGTGTCGTCGTAACGGTCTCCTTGCACGAAAGGATTGTATCAACATAGCTAACCTTTGGCTGCATCTCGGTAATTGTGGCCGAGAGCTGTACAATCTCTTTATTCTTCGATTCTAGAGCAAGCTGTTGTTGCTCTATCTTCTCCTGCTGCTTTGCTGCAAGCATAAGGGCCTCGGAGAAAGACTGAGGTACTTGATACTGCTCCAGGTGATTCTTCTTCTCAAGTTCTTCAAGCTTATTTATGATTTTCTCACGGAGCAAAGCGTCATAGCCGCTCGCCAAAATCAAGCAACCCTTTGGCGTTAGCTCAAACATTGGCCTCACCTCTCCTTTTTTATCTTTATAACGAACCAATCCAAAGTTGGATCCGTTAACTCCCTGCTCTATCAATGAGCGAATATCACGCATCACATGAGCATGCTTTTTCCCAGTTATCTCTGCAATTTCGAGAGATGTCATTGTATCGGTTCTTTCAAGTTTTATGATTTCCTCCATACTTTAATCTTTTAAAGTTTACTACTCAACCGGAACAGCGGTGATAATCGCTGTATGGTTTTTGTAATCTGCCGAGGTTGAGTACTTAAGCACTCCTTTAGGCAAATCTTCGTATTGAGCAAGCTGATAGGCGTATGTTACTGCCGACCGAACTGCTTTTGCGGACTCAAGCAGAAAGATTTCAAATTTTCCTGGTTTGATGCCCAATATGTCCTGTTTTGTTATTCTTGCAACTTTTTTCATCTTTGTTACTTAAATAATTCATTAAAAATTTGGAGGTATGCGAAAAAAGTCGTATATTTGCAGTGTCAATGTAAAGTACGTACTTTCGGTCGCATAAGCCTCCGTTTGTAACGGCTTTGTTGGTTACTCGACCGTTAACGAGTGCAAAGGTACATGAATTTCGTGTAATAACCAAGTAATTTACACGTTTTTCTTGTACCATTAACCTTTATTAGCACTTTAAGCGGTTTTAGTTACGTATATAAAACTAAAAGTGTATGGCAGTAACAGAAAATCGTGTAGCAGGACTACAAGAAAGACTGAAGGAAGTAATGAAGTGCGAACAGCTTAACAAGCAGCAGTTCATGAAGGTGACCGATATAAGTAATATCGGTAGGAAGCTCGACGGCAAGGTCGCTATCACCAAGGTGGACATAAGTAAGATGAAACACTCATTGCTAGTTAACGACCAGTGGCTTGAAACCGGCATCGGCCCGATGTACTTGCCTGAGAAACTAGAGGAGAAGACGAGGGAACTAAACAGAATGTCTGGCAGTTATCCTGGTATGCATATTAACGACGAAGTGCTAAGAGCGGAAATAGAGCGTATGGCCGAATACTTAAAAAACAACCCGAGTTCTCCAACACCTGTAATAGCAAGCATGTTCGTCGGTAATAACAAACAGAACATCGAAACCGGAACAGACCGCGCTAAGGATCGGGAAGAGGATTCGTTTAAAGAGAAGAATGCTCAGCTCATTCAGATCATCAATGCCAAGGATGAAATAATAAGGTCAAAAGACAGCGAGATTCGTCTTCTAAGGAAAATTCTTGCAGATAACAGAATCGAGGTATAACATTATTATATATAAGGATTATGAAGAAGGTATTATTAGCAGCAATGATACTTCTTGCAGGAGCATCATTCACATCATGCAGCAATAGCGATGACTCTTCTATCAACGACCAGAAGATTCAGAACGATCGAGAAAACTATCTCATCGGCAAATGGAAAGTTATCGGTGGTGGTTCTGGCGGTGGAGTTTATAATCCAAAAATCAGGATAGAGGGAGATTGCTATCTGGAGCTTATGAGTAGCGAGAGAACGAAGTGTACTGGCGAAGCAACTGCTTATGTATACTATGACGGAGAAGAACCTTTTATGACGAAAGACGTAAAAGAAGACTTGTCGTTTATAAAATGGAGTTTGCAATACTACGAAGTAACTGGTTTTACATTATACACATATAAATCGGAGTCAAGCATGCCAAGAACCCATGACATAGACTTTGAAAGTGATGGTACAATAAAGCTTTGGTTTCACACAACTTACAATAGCTATTACACCCTCAAGAAAGTTAAATAGAATAGAATTTGTGAGTAATATGTGAGTGCAGTGTTATTCGATAGCCCTAAGTATCAGAGCGTTAGCGTTTTATCAAAACACAAGAGAGTCTTCCCAAGCCTGTGAGGCGGGTTCGACTCCCGTATCTCGCTCAGAACATCAGTA